CAATAACACCATTCACAATAAACGTTGTTCCGTAACTTTGTTTTGTTCTAACATCATAAAGTTTCATTAAGTCTGTTTTCAATTCATCTTTATTTTTTTTAAAAACATATTGAAACAATTTTATTTTACTAATTCTACTTAATATTTTATTTGAATATTTGTATTTTTCACTAATTAATTTTAAAAAATTTACATAATCACATTCTTTTATTGTATTAATTAAAAAATCAAATTCACCATTATTTATGTTTACTTTATAAAATTCTTCAACATAATTATTACTATTTCTTTTAATAATTGCATCTAATGATTTGGAATTTTTTTTAATATTAATTTCGTTTATATTTGGCTTGTTTTTTATTTTATTAACCCAATTAATTTGACGTTCATTATAAATTTTTTCACCATCAATAATACCGAATTTCTTTATACATTTTTCTAATGTAAATGTTTTTTGTACATCTTTGATTTTTTCTTTTGATTCCTCTTCATTAAAACCTTTATTTAACCAATAACCAATACTACGTGGTGAATGAATTTTACCATGTAATGACTTTTTTTCATTGTACATTTTTGAACCCTCAATTTCACCATATTTTATAATAAATGCTCTCTCAGTATTCATTAAATGTAATTCAACTTTTAATTTGCTTTCATCCAAATTAAAGCCTCTATGTTGCCAATATTCAACTAAACATGGTTTCATAGTTTTAACTTTATATAATGCATCATCATAACCCATTCCACGTTTAATCCAATAATTTACACTAAATGCAGAGCCATTTATTTTTTCAATACCATTTTCTTTTAATATTCTAGTTATAACACTACCATCACATTTGAAATCTTTTGATATTTCCAATACCGATTTAAAATTATTAATATAATCTTCTTTAATTATATTTATTTGTTCTTCATTAAATTTTAGTTTTCCCATAATAATAAATATTACAGGGAAAACTAAAAGCTAAAATAAATACCATTTATTTTAATTCATCGGGCAGAAAGCCTATTTTTTTTATAATTTCATTTTCATCAAATTCAATTTCTATTTCAGTATCTGATCTAAGGCACTTACCACCGAAATTTTTAGGCGAAGATTCAATAACAGTAATACCATCCATTTTTGTGAAATCAATTGTGTTGTTTTCACCAAATGATAAAAAATTTGAAAAATCAATCTTTTTAATAAACCAACGGTTATATTTAACCGAATTTTGATTGTTTTTTACTATTTCAGCATTAACTTTATTATCTAATCTATCAATTAAATTCCACTTTACATCGATTTTATTATCGTTGATAAAATCTTTAATTAATGATTTCTGATATTGCTGATCCAATAATTTATCACTAACATCTAATGAACTAAGATTAGTATTTATATTTAATACTTTAGCAACCGGAACAACTTTTACTGATGATGTATGATACTTATTCTCAAAATAAGTTTTAACCCTTTTGATTTTTTCTTGAGTTAAATTTTCAGGTGTATCTTCCCAAACTACCTTTATATAAGGTTTAATTTTTGACATATTTTATTTATTATTATTCTCAAATAATTCAATTATACTATTTAACGCCCATACTGAACCTGCTGTAAACATGCCATCATAAAATATTCCTATAATTGGCAAGCAATCAAAAACATTGTGGAAAAAACCACCTAATGTGATTGACATAAAAAAACCAACCCAAGTTGATGTACATAACATACAACTTACTAAATCACCTAAAAAAATTGATTTTCGTTTAATAAATTCACGAGCAACTTCAAAAATTGACCCATAAACAATTATTGTTGACATACCATATGCTGCAACAATCCATAATAATATAATATAAAATTCCATTAAGTAAAAATAATTAAAAAAAACCAAAATAAGAAATTTATTCATCATATAATGATGTTTCCTTTGGTATTATTTTAGGTTCCTCGATTATTTTTTTTTGTACACTATTATGGTTGGGTTTTTCACCATATTTTAAAATATTAAAACCTTTATTAAAAACTTCTAAGGCCATTTTTTCCACATCCTCAATGTTATTTAGTTTACAATATTGGACAAATTCATTATCCAATATTAATGAGTAATTCTTTACCATCTTCAATATCTTTAATGTCATTTATCACAAAATGATAAAAAGGATTATTATTTTCAATATCATGAAATGTGTATTCATTTTTTAACACATCAAATAAACCATAACCATGATGTTTAACTGTCTCGGCAAAGTTTTGTTGAATAAAACTACCAATTTGTATTCCATCACCGCCATTTGGTAATTTAAATCTTTGTCTCATATGGATATCACCACATAAAGCAACATCACAATCAACAAAATTAAGTTTATCAAATGCATCATCAAATTCATACCCCATTTCTGTTGATAAACCCTTTATTGGGCCATGAAACAACGCAACATAAACAAAACCTTCCTCCTTTTCAAACTTTGGTTTTTTATTATGCTGATAAAGTGAATATACAACCCATTTAATATTTAAATCATCATAGATACCATAATCTTTATAATAAACAACTCTATCATTATTTAATAGTTTTACTATTGGTGTTATACTATCTAATCGTTGAATGTTATTTTCCAAAAAATCATGATTACCCGGTATAATAATTACTTTAGCTATTTTGCTTAATTCATTCAATACCCAAGAACATAAAATTAATTGTTCATTCGATATATTTACTTTTTGATGAACAATATCGCCTGTAATTACAATCCGTAATTCAGATTCGTCAACACCATTAAATCGTTCATTTAATTCTATAAACAATTTTTTAAATTGGTCACGATAATTATCATGATATTGTATTGTTCTAATATGTAAATCACTAATATGTATTATTGTTTTTATCATTTTAAATAATTTGTTAAATCCATTGTATAAATTGTTTCCATTATATCCACAGGTACTCTATATTCGGCAAATGTAGAATTTTCCATTAATAATACCACAATATTACCAAATATTTTTTTATTCTGATATTTTGACCCTTCTAACATTTTTAAGAATAATCTACCATATAATGGTAATTGAATGAAATAATGGCCCAATGCTGTATCATCGTATTTATTAAATGGATAATACATTTTTTTTGTATAAACTTGAGATTCAAATTTTTTGGGTGCATTCGTCTTCCAATCAGTTGTTACTATACCAAAGTCAGTTTTTGTTTTATTATGAATTAGCCAAAATTTATCAGGTTGTCCTGTATATCCTAATGTTGGATCACCTAATACCACTTCAGTATCTAATAATACAGCACCACGTTCATGCATTAAATCAATATATTCTTTACCTGCTTGAATCATATTATCTGACTTGATTCTCTGTTCTTCATTGATATTGAAAATAGGTTTTCTAATTTCTTTATATGACCCATATAAAGAAATTAAATATTTTTCTAATTCATAATGTACACGACTACCTTGGTTGGTTGAAAGTTCATTTAAACGTTTCCATTCATTTAATAATTCTCGTTGAACTTCATAATTACCATTACTCATCTCTAAGGCTTTTTTTTCTGAATCAAAATGCGGATGAAACATCTTTATTACCTTAGATACCGATGGATAATCATTTCTAACTATACCATTTAAATCTTTCATGAAATATAAATGATCCTCTTCAACAAAGGATAATTCAATCTCTTCTCGTCGTTTTTGTAAAATATCTTTAATTTCTAAAGATATATCTGTTAAATTCATATTAATCTAATTGTTTTGGTTTAATGTTTGTAAAATCACCTTTTAAATCTGCAATATCCTTTTCGCCTGTTAATTGTACTGACCATATGCGACCCATTAATTTACCACAATTTAAACGATGGTATAATTTTTCTTGATCGGATTGTGCATCAGGATCCAAAATTATTATGATTTTTGCTTTGGCATTATCATATAATTTCATGAATAAATGGTCCGGAATAAATTTACCTAACATTGGTATTGAATTGGGAACAAAAATACTATCAAAGACACCTTCAACTAAATAAATGTCTTTATCCCACTCAATTAATTTTTCATTCCAAATTATTATTTCCTTTTGGGCTTCAGGATTTTGATATTTATATTTTGTTTTTTTTAAATAAGATCTTGCAATAAAATAATTCAAATGATTATTTGAATCGTATGATGGTATAATAATTCTATGTTCATAATGTCCTTGATAACAAAATCCAATATTGAATTTCTTTATCATTTCATCACTAATATTTCTTTCTTTAATATAATTAAATGCTTGTTTATAGTATGGTGTCATTTTTAAACCGGCACTTGCATCTAAAAAATTTATAAATTCTTTGGGGAGTTTTATAGTATGATAAACCTTTTTGGGTAAATCATCATTTTCATCAGGTCTTAATATTAAATAATTTTTTAATTGTTTTTTATTACCATATTTTTTTATTAAACCATAAATTCTACCCGAAGTACCATGGCTTTCTTTACATGACCAACATTTATAAACATTCAATTTATAATTTATTTCTAAATTACCTTTTCCATCTCCACAATCTAACTCTTTTATGTCATATGAGCATACAGGACAATCAAATGATATTTGGCCATTATATTCATTATGTGATCTAATGTCGCCAAATATGTCTTCAAGAATGTCAATTACTGGTGAATAATCAACTATTGTATCCATTTAAAAATTTGGTTTGGTGAATATTGAATATAATAATCAAAAAAAACGATAAAAACAAAAAATTTAAGCATAAAAAAAGAGAGAACCGCACCACCAGTCCTCCCTTTTTTTTTACTCCCCCAATTATATAATTGTATTTTTTTAACCATTTATTTAATAAATGATTATATCATAAATATAATTAAAAAAAATTAAATTACAAAATATTTGTTTATTTTTTTTCTTTAAGCATATTAACATAACCAATTACACAGGTAACTGAGTCTGACATATCATAACATTCTTTCTTTAATTTACCTTTTTTATCATAAAACCATTGAACTTCTGGAAATAATAAATTTACATGTTCCCAAACTATATGTTTTTTATCAATATCTTTATCATAACCACCAAATAAAACATATTTACCTTTACTATTTAGCCCAACTAAATCAGGAAATGCATATTTTCTTGAATTGTATGTGGAGATAAATGTCGGTAAAACATTTAAAACTTCATAACATGCATTTAAAATTAAAGTATTATATCTTAATAATGTACCAATTGTGTAAATATTATTTGACTGTAATAATGGCTCTTCAATTATTACACGAGTTATACCCACATCTTTATATTTTTCTAATTGTTTTTTAAAAGTGTTTGCTTTTTTTATCATTTCTTCAATTTTATCATCCGGCTGTGGTTTAACTTTGGGTGAAAAATGTGTTAATTCTAATAATTTTGACTCATTAATATCAAATAATGCAAAACCAATTGTTTTTGTACTTATATCTAAACCAAGAATTTTGGGTGTGTTTTTTAATTTCTTATCCATTTAATAAAAATATGTAAAATAAAATTAATTATCAAGATTAAAAATCTAATTTCACAGCAAATACTTGTGTTCCAACTCTAGGTATTGGTTTACTTGTTTTTGCAATTACTAAAGTATCTTTATTAGCATCCAATAATGAAATTTCAGTAATCATTGGATTCATTGATAAATTATCATTTTTTGTTGGATTTTGCGACGTTGTGAATTTACCATCAGGCAAATTTATTAAAAATTTCATTTCTTCAATATCAGTTGCCCTAACTAATCTAATACTACCAGGAAATGGTTGTTCATCACCAAATTGCGGCGATAAATTTGTTACATCATTTGATGATTGGTCGCCTAAATAATTACTAGATAAACTTGAGAAATGATTTTCTAAATCAAATAATGTTCCACTATTATATTTAGATTCATTAATTATAAATGTTGTTCCAGTTAATGATGATAACGTACTTCCACCTGCCTCTGTTGTGAAATCCATATATAACCAATTATCGGGTATTGGTGAATCACCATCAATGGTTTCTTGTATTAAAATATGAAATGTATCTGCGGTTAAACCACCTATAAATCCATCCAATGTATTTAGAATTGTAGTAAATTCGTTTCCAAATTTAACACCTATATTTGATGGTGTTGTTATACCATCAATTTTTGAATAATAATTACATGGTAATGAATTTAATTCACCATCCGAATCAAATTTAAGTAAATAAGTTACCCAAAAAGTTTGGCCTGTTGAATTTATTAGTGATGTACTATCATCTGAATGTAAAATTGATAATTTTGGTGCTGGTAATGTATATTTTCTATTTGAACGATAATCTAATATTGCCACTAATTCTTCATCATCAAAAACTATTATTTTTTTATCAACAAAGACTTTACCAACTTTATTATTTGATTCATCTAACAAATATCTAAATTTAATTTTTGATTTTTCATTATAAATTGATTTAACATAAAAATCATCTTCCCCCATAACAAATTTAGCCCCAATCGTTGTTCCTGTATTTCTATGATAACTGATAAATGGAATATAAACTTCAAAATAATCATTATCACTTATTGGGTCACCATTTATATCATCAATTATTGATATATCTTCACCACTTATACCAATTTTACCACTAATATAATCATCATAAGTAAAAAATCTATCTGTGTTATTTGGTATATCTCCTACTTCTGAGAAATGAATTATTGCTAAACATTTTTGTTCCTTTAATGTGATAGTTTCATTAAAACTATTTTTATATGTTGTCGGGTCAATTGTTCCACCTGTATAATTAATAAATGTTTGTCCTGTTGAACCATAGCCCAAATATTCCTTTGTTGAAATGTATTTGTTACTAGTGTATCCTGATAAATTTTCATCCGTGGAACTAACATCTGAACCGATAGGTTTAATCCCCCAAACAACATTTAATGACCATGGGTTATGTTGTTCTTCACTATCAGGTAATATTGGGATACACGTTTCTGATGTATTTGTTAAATCAATTTCCAACTCACATTTGTTACTAATAACATTACCATATCCTGTTATTGATGAAAGATCTGGCGTTTTTCTATCTAATGTTAATGATTGTGTTGTTCCTGATGTGGCACCTGTAACACCCAATACTTTATAAATTAAACCATTCGTTGCCCCCGATATATATTTAATGTCACCATTGACATCAAAACTATTAAATGCTAAGGTTATATATTCATTTGCTGTATATGTTGTTCCTGTTGCTTTAGTTATATTTAATATTGTACTTCCAGATATTTCTGAAAAATCAATACTATTTGAAAGACATTGTATTGTTGTTCCTGTTGTACCATCATATTCAACATAATTTGAAACAAACCCAGCTGGACCCATAACATTGCGAATTACTTCAGTTGTTGAACCTGTAATCGGAATACCAAATATTGTTGAATCTGGTTCATATAAAAAAGGATATTTTAATTCATTGTCTTTATCTAATGGTGCGAAAACTCCTTGATGTGTAAACCCATTTGTTACACTACTCTTTATATTTGAAAATGGGTTACTATATACAAATTCGGAATCTCCAATATTAAAGAATTTAATATTAAAATCACCTTTTGCTATTGAATTTCTTCCTTTTTGTGTTATTCTTGCTGATAAATACTCAGAATTATTTTTATCTAAAAAACTCATATTTTTAAACTATTTATTTTATTATTGTGATTCAATTAGTACTTGTAATTTAAAATTCTTCATTACTGTACATTTATTTGGGCCATATTTATATGATTTGAATTTAACTTTATCCACCCCCTCATTATTTGTAAAAAACTCAAAAGAAATTATTGGCGACATGATTGTTGTACCTGTAATTCCTGAATACCCAATTATATCACCATATACATTATCTTTACCTACGTTTTCACGAACATATCCGTTAACATTATTAGTAATGAAAATTAAATTGGTTAAAGTTACATCCCATGATTGTTTTAATGTAACATAATTTACAGGTAGTGTTGTTTGTGTATATATTGAGGAACCACTATATACTACATTATCAATGTTCAATAATGGATAAAACTTAAATTCAGTATGTGTCGGCTCCTCATTAATTAAAGATTCAAAATCTGGATACCTATCATCAATAATTTCAAATATCTGACATGGCTTTTTATATTTATATTTACAACGTCCGAATTTACCATTTTCAATGATGTTTCCACCTGTCCATAATGAACTAGATGGTATAAATTGGTCAACAATATGTACCCAATATGGGCTCATTTTATCAATAAATTCATTAACAGTAACAAAATCATAAGGTACATCACATAATTCAACATAGTCATAATATATCTTCTTTAAATCGAAATATGATGTGTCATATTTTACTGTATTAGATTTTTTAATTGATTTAGTGAAAATAACATCAATATATTCAGCAAATGTTAGGCCACTTTGTGGTAACATATTACCAAATGTTAAATTTAATGACCTAGATTGTCGATAAATATCATAATCAATTGTTTGTGATGGTGATAAATGAACACTAAGATTTTTTCTATTTAATACTAAATTTGTATCTACTTTAGCTTTTTTATTATCAATACTTGATTTTAACCCAAAACCATAATTTAATCCGGGTAATTGCTTAAAATTATTAAAATAATCTTCGCCGTAAGTAAATGGTTTATTTTTTGTTTTAGTATATTTTGTTCTACCTGTTAAAATAGAATTTTCATAGTCAATCTCATTTAATGATCTATGTTCCAATGTTGATTTATACCAACCAGCACCTTTTTGAAAAAATATATTACCATCAGTACTCGTCACTTTTTTTGGTAATCCAAATTCATCAATTGGGTAATCACTTCTATTTAAACTTACCGTGGTTATCGTGTTTCCTGTACTATATGTTACACCTGATGATGTTTGAGTTATACCTGTTATCATTATAGTATTTGAAATACCATTAATTACATCGTAAATATCATCTTCTAATGTTGATATGTTTGGTAACATGTCAATATTATAAACATATTCATCAATTTTTATCATTGGCTCAGGTGCACCTAAGAATCTTAAAAAAAAGTTTAATGAATTTCTAGTACCTTTGGATTTATAAATATGTGATAAATTAACCAACATTCTTCGATAAAACTCATGTTCTGATTCAATTAAATTCTTCCCAATTGTTAAACCACCATATGAACTGTTTTGTCTATTGTAGAGTACATCATTTAAACTTTTTTCGTCAAAAAGATTTATGGTACTTAATCCTAAATTATTTGATAAATTTTTTAATAGTGCATCAGGTAAATTATTTATTCCATCATAACTAACATGTCGCATATGTGCAATATTATCAATGTATTTCTTTACACTATCAAAACTTTGGCCATATAATTGAAAAATTGATTCTGCATGTTTATCTTCCGTATCAAATTCAAATAATTGTGGTGATGTTAAAAATCTTACAATTATATTTGATTTATAATCGTCGATTTCTTCTGCCAAAGTACTTAATTTATTAATAAATTGTAAATATTCAATACCAACTATTTGTATATTTCTATTATCTTTAGATAATGGCCAATTTAATTCAACACTTACAATATCAGTTCCTGAATCATCAAAACTATCTCTAGGTACTTTAAATGATGAAGTATAAATTGGATTTGTTTCCCTATTTAATAATTGTGACTCCAAATCATCCAAATTATCATAAAAATTTTCAGTTATTTCATTATTTGGCCTAATTATTAAATCTTCACTTATTTCTGTTAATTCACCAAATGGATTACCTTTAACTTTTAATGTTATAATATTGTTTATATTTGGTTCGATATAATTTATTATATCATATGTTTTATCATTATATTCTAATGTGTAGTTTTTATAAATTGAATAAAAATTTCTATTAGGGTTTTCAACTTCATTAATTGTGTTACTATTTGGTTTTTTTAATAAAATACCAAATGGGTTATATATTATGGAATATTCAATGTTAAATGTTGTCGTTCTATCTAATTTATTGTAAGTAATATTAAATGCTGTATTTAAACTATCCCTCACTATACTAGTATTATCAACTAAAATAATGGCAGGAAAATTTTTAATAATTCGATTAATCGACACATTAATTCTTTGTTTCAATGAACCAAATAATGAACGGCCAGCATCATTTTTACCGCCATTGAATTTTATTTTTTCTTCTTGCTTTTCAAGTATTGTTTCAGATAAATCATCCAAAGTAACAAAATCGGAAAATGGTGATGTCACAAATGATTTACTATCTCTATCTACTATTTCTCTATCAATAGTAAAATTTGCATTGGTTAATTGGCTTGTTCCATCTGTTATCTGAACACCAACTAAATTATCATTAAATGTTTCTAATCCACTACTTACTTGACTTGGTACTTTATATCTAACTTTCTTCATTATACATTAGTTATGTTATCTAAATTCAATGTTTCATCAATATCTGTTCTTTCTTCCCTAACTTCATACAATGTTTCACTAAACTGATCTTTTATTTCATATAAATTATATTGCTTATAAATGTTATTATCTTTATCATAAATTGTGTAAATACCAGGCGTGATTGCTTTACTTTGATTACCATAAAGTGCATTAGCTAGTGTACTTGCATCATGTTCAACCATATCAATTTCTATTGTGGTTGGATTAACAAATGTGTTAGATAAGATAATTTTTTGACTAGGTTGACCGATAAAAGGTACAACATTTGGTCTAGTTGATGGTGATGAGGATGGCGTTATTGTTAAAAATACCAAATTAGAAACCTGATCAGTATATTGATATCTAATTGCTTTATCAGTTGTACTTGATAAATTAGAAGTTATTGGCGTACAATAAAATGATGACGTGATTACTCTATATGTGTTAGGTATTTTAGTTTTACCATCATTTGTGTTAATATATTCAACACGGTATCCAACTAATCCTTGTGGCGTGAATTTACTTCTATCTTCCGACGGTACATTATTTAAATCAATAATTAAACCTCTTACAGATGGTAATGAAGCCAATACACCACAATCAGTTATTGTAGTTCTAATTTGTTTAGGTCTAATATGTAATGTGTATATACCCAATTCAGAAAAATCATCGGCATTTAATTTTAAATTATATAAACCACCTAAAATTTCACTATTTGGTGCGGATGTATCATCAGTTGTTTCCGTATTATGATATACAGGTGTTAAAATATCTGTTGATATTAACTTTTTTAATGTTACGGTTTCTGTTGTTGATCTGGTTGATGAATAATGATAAAAAATATCAATATCATCGGGTGATAAATCTGCTGGGCGTATAATCCCATATGAACCAATTGACATAAATTAAATTTGTTTTATTATAAATAAATATTACCTTATTGTTTTTTAACTGTGTAATATCCGTTTCCGTACTTAGTTAACATATCAATATTATCAACCTCGCCTAATCTTAAATTCATTTCCATTACACTTTGATTACCTCTTTCTATGAAAACATCAGAAAATATTGTTGGTTGCTCAATAAAACCTAAAAAATGCTCATTTCTCGTTATTACTTGTTGAAAAACTTCCTCTTTTGTGAAACCACTAGTACTACCCATTATCATTGTATATCCTTCCGGATAATCCTCATAATAGATATTATCAATTGTATAGCCACTAACATTTCCATTAATAGTTACACCACTATATTGATTTGTACCATATTTTTTCAATTCAGATATTTTACTTTGGCCGATAGAATTATAATATGTGGTACCTGTAAATGATGTATAACCTGTATTAATAGAATAATCTAAATTAGTATAGTAACTTTGATCAATTGTTTCTGTTTCACCAGATAAATTTAAGTAATATGGAATAGTAAATGTAAGTGTTCCTGACTCTATAAGCATAATATATTGATATATATTATTAAATATAAAGAAAAAAATATTATTAATAAATGATTATTAAATTAGTTCAAATGAAACAATTATCGATGGAAATTGACCATCACTTAACCCAATACTATTTAAATATCTTGTTGGAAAAGTATATGATGTTGAATTTGGTGTTGAAATAATTGTTGAGGTTCCACCATAAGTAAATGATTCTATTTTTGTAATTTTATAACCCGAATCTGCCGTTATTTGAATACCTGATAAATTATATCCTGTTGTATTAATTAATAAGTTATAATTTGTTGTAAAAACTGCATTATTTCCTGTTGAATTTAATGTCATAGTTCCACCACCTAAATTGCCATCAAAATTGCGTAATTCAAAATAATATTTATATTCTGTTGTTGGGGTTGGAGTTGGGGTTGGAGTTGGGACCGGTGTGATATATAAATCATCACATTGTTGGTAAGTTAATGTGGCCGTTTTGTATTCATTACTTGTTGAACCTGAAATATTGGTTATATTAAAACTAAACGTATATGTCCCTTGGAATAAAACAATTTTACCTATTTTATAACCAATACCTGTTTGTGTCAATGTTAATGTTTCAGGAACAGATACTGGTGTGTAAATATCATTCGGTGTAACTGTTATTGTTGATGTTATAATAGCATTACTGTCAAATATATTATCCAAAGTTAATTCCAAATATGGATAACCATTTAAACCAAATAAATCAGTTTCATCTATACTATTACAATCAGATTTAATAGTTAATATATCTGAATAACAATCTATATCTGTTATCTCATAGCCTTCAGTTAATTGATTATACGTGACACCTGTTATATATGTCGTTATTGTAGGTTGTTCATTACTAACTTTAACAATACCTGAGCATAATGATGGACCATCAATACTAATAGGATTGACTTTATTAGCATCCAAAGATAAACCACTTGATGGTGTTGACATTATTGTTATTGTGAATGGACCAATATCTTCTCTTGGTGTCTCACTAAATCTTACTATTAAATTCATAATTTTAAATATTAACATAAATTATTATATGCATCTAATCCTATTACATAATTACTACGACCTGATTCAACACCACATACCGTTTGTGTGACATAATATTGGAAGAAACTTTGTAATGTTGTGACAGTAAATACTGTTGAACCACTATTATTAACATTTACTTCAGCAAGAACATCATTTAAATTATCTCTATAAAACTTAACTGTACAACCATTACCAACGGTAATTAAATTAGTAACCGATACAACATAATATCCACCATTTTCATTTCTACATATTGACATTACTGGAGTATCTAATATTGGATTAGCAATAATAACACTATTAATTACAGTAAACGAACCTGCACAGGTATTAACAATCACTTTAACTTCCACATTACCCGGACATATTGTTCTAGTGAATGATGTTGAACTATTTGAAGTAATAAGACTTTCTAGCAATATACCATCTTTATAAAGTTCATAATGAAAATCAATATATGAACCATTAAACCCATCAACACTACAATTTATTATTGAATTACCATATGATGGATTATTGGTATGTAATGTTGCTGTGGTTGCAGCATTACAACAACTACCAATTGTTGGTTGTGTTCCACCCACATCAATACCATTTACTTGGTAATGTCCATACGATGCCGAACATTGGTTATTATCTTGGTAAATTGTATATTCAACACCACCACTACATGTTATATTTCCAGTACTGGTCCAACTAGGGTTAGTATTAATTGTATTTGACGGATTACTAGCATATGATGTACCATTCATATAATATTGATTACCACCAAAACAAGCATTACTATTTTGATAAACAGTATATGATGTTACAACACCATTGCTGCATGTACTATATGTTCCAACATTAATACTATAATTTGCTGAAGTATCAATAGTGTTTGATGGATTATATGAATATGTTGTCCCATTCATTAAATAATTTTGGCCACCACTATAACAAGCATTACTGTTTTGATAAACAGTATATGATGTTACAACACCATTACTACACGTACTATATGTTCCAACATTAATACTATAATTTGCTGAAGTATCAGTACCACATGTGGCCGAACATGTTTCCCAAACCTCAGCACTTCCAACATTATTACCTGTACAATTATATTTTAATTGACGATATTGGGTTGTTCCCACACAATAATAATCATAATATGTTCCACCACAACTTTCATCACAATCACAAGTTGATGATGAAATAATTCTATAACTAAATGTTCCACATTTATTTGTTGTACCTTGACGTTTTTCACAACCAACACAATATGGTGAACCATAATCATAGAAATATAATGCATTATATAAAATGATATCATATAACGTATCGGCAACAGTTGTTGTTGAATCACCATTCCATGCGACACCATTTAATATCAATCCACAAATATTACTACTATAAATAATTCTAAAAATTGTACCGGCAGGATACGTTTGTGTTCCATTTTTGAAATTTAAATCAGCAACCCAAGCACCATTTTGATAAAATTGTATTGCGTATTCATTAGTATTAGGGCTATCTTGTGGATTTAACGCAATAGTACTATATGACGGTGGCACGATAATTGGTGATTTAGTTGGTGTAACCGTTACTGTTGGCGTAACCGTTCTAGTTGGTGTTACGGTGTTTGTTGGGGTTGGTGTTGGGGTTAAATTAGTTGTTTTAGTTGGTGTTGGTGTTAATGTTTTAGTTGGCGTAACCGTACTAGTTGGTGTTGGGGTTAAATTAGTTGTTTTAGTTGGTGTTAGTGTTAATGTTTTAGTTGGCGTAACCGTTACTGTTGGTGTTGGTGTAACACATAACCCAAATGTTGGTGTACTTGTTAAAACATATGATGGTTGACCTGTATAATTAATTAAATATTGTAAATATGTTGATGAAAAACGATTAATATCAATAAAAACATCGTAACTATAACCATTATAACATGTTTTTTGTTGAACACCAAATGGGTCAAAAAATGGATACCATTCAGGATCATATGATGTAACTGTACAAAATGGTTGTGATGAAATCGTAACACCACTAATAAATGTTGTTCTGATGCTATGTGGTACTTCGATAAATAAGAATGTGTTAAAGTTAATGTAACCATCTCTACGATAAAATCCATTATCAATATGGAAATTACTATAAACCGCAGTTGGGTAACCACCTATTTTACATATATCATTATCAAAATAACCTAAATCATAAATATAATACATAAACACCGGTGTTGTTGGTGTAATAGTATTAGTTGGTGTAACTGTTTTTGTTGGTGTAATGGTTGGTGTAACTGTTTTTGTTGGTGTAACCGTATTCGTAGGGGTAACGGTATTTGTTGGTGTGACCGTTTTTGTTGGTGTGACCGTTTTTGTTGGTGTAACAGTTCGTGTTATTGTTGGGGTTACAGTCATTGTTGGTGTTGGTGTTGGTGTTCGTGTTATACATGTTGAAATATCAAGAACAACACCATCTCTACTAATTGTATAAACAACACCATTAATTGAATAATAACCTTGTGTTGCAATATTTGTTGATAATATTAATGCTGATTTATATACTATATTATCAACTTGTAATGTTGATGAACCTTGCCAATATAGGTTAAAAATGTTTGTATAATTATAACAAGCATCATATTGCGATGTACTATTAAATTGTAAATTCAATAATTCACGGATTGGCGTTGTTGGTGTCGGGGTATTAGTTGGTGTAACTGTGTTTGTTGGTGTTATACTAGGCGTAACTGTTGGTGTAACTGTTTTTGTTGGTGTAATTGTACTAGTTGGTGTTTTTGTTGGTGTAACTGTAACTGTTGGGGTTACTGTTTTAGTTGGTGTAATGGTACTAGTTGGTGTAATCGTACTTGTTGGTGTAACTGTTCTTGTTGGTGTAATTGTAGTTGTCGGTGTAACTGTTTTGGTCGGGGTTATACTAGGGGTAACAGTATTTGTTGGTGTTACTGTGTTTGTTGGTGTTATCGTGTTTGTTGGTGTTACTGTGTTTGTCGGTGTAACTGTGTTTGTCGGTGTAACAGTTTTTGTTGGGGTTACTGTATTTGTCGGTGTAATAGTATTTGTTGGTGTTATCGTGTTTGTTGGTGTTACTGTGTTTGTCGGTGTTATACTAGGTGTAACAGTTTTTGTTGGTGTTACTGTGTTTGTCGGTGTAACTGTGTTTGTCGGTGTAACAGTTTTTGTTGGGGTTACTGTGTTTGTCGGTGTAATAGTATTTGTTGGCGTAACAGTTTTTGTTGGGGTTACTGTATTTGTCGGTGTAATAGTATTTGTTGACGTAACAGTTTTTGTTGGGGTTACTGTGTTTGTCGGTGTAATAGTATTTGTTGGCGTAACAGTTTTTGTTGGGGTTACTGTATTTGTCGGTGTAATAGTATTTGTTGGCGTAACAGTTTTTGTTGGTGTGATAGTGGGTGTTGGTGTTGGTGAACTAAATGGCGATGGAGTTACAGTAGGTGTAACGGTATTTGTTGGTGTAACGGTATTTGTTGGTGTTATACTAGGTGTAACAGTATTCGTAGGGGTTACTGTTGGAGTTGAAGTTGGGGCAACAGTAAAATTAAATTTTACTACTGGGTAAACAGTTATACCTGTACTATTAATAAATACACTAACAACACCACCAAAGGTATATGATGATGAATTTGGGTAAAATACCCAAATTAAATCATTATTAACATCATAATATTCTATTGAACTTATAATATTTCCTGAATTAGCAATAACATTCTTATTAGTTAATTCATATTGTGCTGTTGAAACAAATAAATCATATGTTGTTGTAACTATTATTGGATTTTTAGGGTCATTATCTAAATAAAATGACCCCCCACCAAATCCACCACCGGGGGCATACATTACAAATCTATATCTAAAAATTGTTGGTGTTGATGTTGGCGTAACAGTAGGAGTAATGGTATTAGTTGGAGTAACTGTTTTTGTTGGGGTTATGGTATTTGTTGGTGTAATAGTGTTTGTTGGTGTAACTGTGTTTGTTGGGGTAATACTAGGTGTAACTGTGTTTGTTGGGGTTACACTCATTGTTGGTGTAACTGTTTTTGTTGGAGTAACTGTGTTTGTTGGCGTAATAGTATTTGTTGGTGTTACACTCATTGTTGGTGTAACTGTTTTTGTTGGGGTTATAGTATTTGTTGGTGTAACTGTTTTTGTTGGTGTTATCGTGTTTGTTGGTGTTACAGTATTTGTTGGAGTAACTGTTTTTGTTGGTGTTATCGTGTTTGTTGGTGTTATGGTACTAGTTGGTGTTACTGTGTTTGTTGGTGTATTAGTATTTGTTGGTGTAATAGTATTTGTTGGTGTAACTGTTTTTGTTGGTGTGACTGTGTTTGTTGGTGTAACTGTGTTTGTTGGCGTAATGCTACTAGTTGGTGTGACTGTGTTTGTTGGCGTAATAGTATTTGTTGGTGTAACTGTTTTTGTTGGTGTGACTGTGTTTGTTGGCGTAATAGTATTTGTTGGCGTAATACTACTAGTTGGTGTGACTGTGTTTGTTGGTGTAACTGTGTTTGTTGGGGTTACACTCATTGTTGGTGTAACTGTTTTTGTTGGAGTAACTGTGTTTGTTGGCGTAATAGTACTAGTTGGTGTGACTGTGTTTGTTGGTGTAACTGTGTTTGTTGGGGTTACACTCATTGTTGGTGTAACTGTTTTTGTTGGAGTAACTGTGTTTGTTGGCGTAATAGTATTTGTTGGTGTTATAGTACTAGTTGGTGTTATTGTATTCGTTGGTGTCGAGGTATTAGTTGGTGTAACTGTGTTTGTTGGTGTAACTGTGTTTGTTGGTGTTATAGTACTAGTTGATGTTATTGTATTCGTTGGCGTTACTGTTTTTGTTGGTGTAACTGTGTTTGTTGGTGTAACTGTATTCGTTGGTGTTGGTGAACTGAATGGTGATGGTGTGATACTAGGTGTAACTGTGTTTGTTGGTGTAACTGTATTTGTTGGTGTAACTGTATTCGTTGGTGTAACAGTATTTGTTGGTGTAACTGTATTCGTTGGCGTTACTGTGTTTGTTGGTGTAACTGTATTTGTTGGTGTAACTGTATTTGTTGGTGTAACTGTATTTGTTGGTGTAACTGTATTCGTAGGGGTTATGGTAGTCGTAACAGTATTTGTTGGTGTTATGGTATTTGTTGGAGTAACTGTGTTTGTTGGTGTAACTGTATTTGTTGGTGTTATGGTATTTGTTGGCGTTACTGTATTTGTTGGTGTTACTGTGTTTGTTGGTGTAACTGTTACAGTAGGTGTTACTGTGTTTGTTGGTGTAACAGTATTTGTTGGTGTGATTGTATTTGTTGGCGTAACAGTTTTTGTTGGTGTAACGGTATTTGTAGAGGTTACTGTATTCGTTGGGGTGGTTGTAGGAGTTACAGTTACAGTATTCGTTGGGGTAACGGTATTTGTAGAGGTTACTGTATTTGTAGGGGTTACAGTATTTGTTGGTGTTACGGTATTTGTTGGCGTTACTGTTTTTGTTGGTGTAACTGTTACTGTTGGTGTTACAGTATTTGTTGGAGTAACTGTTTTTGTTGGTGTAACAGTATTTGTTGGCGTAACAGTTTTTGTTGGTGTAACGGTATTTGTAGAGGTTACTGTATTCGTTGGTGTTACAGTATTTGTTGGGGTAATAGTATTTGTTGGCGTTACTGTTTTTGTTGGTGTAACTGTTACTGTTGGTGTTACAGTATTTGTTGGCGTTACTGTTTTTGTTGGTGTAACTGTTACTGTTGGTGTTACAGTATTTGTTGGAGTAACTGTTTTTGTTGGTGTAACAGTATTTGTTGGTGTTACAGTATTTGTTGGTGTTATGGTACTAGTTGGTGTTATCGTGTTTGTTGGTGTTATGGTACTAGTTGGTGTAGCTGTGTTTGTTGATGTAATAGTATTCGTAGGGGTAATAGTATTCGTAGGGGTAATAGTATTTGTTGGCGTTACTGTTTTTGTTGGCGTAACAGTATTTGTCGGTGTAACAGTATTTGTCGGTGTAACAGTATTTGTTGATGTAACTGTATTTGTCGGTGTAACAGTATTTGTTGATGTAACAGTTTTTGTTGGTGTAACCGTATTCGTAGGGGTAACGGTATTTGTTGGTGTGACCGTATTCGTAGGGGTAATTGTATTTGTTGGGGTTACAGTTTTTGTTGGTGTAATTGTATTTGTTGGGGTTACAGTTTTTGTTGGTGTAACCGTATTCGTAGGGGTAACGGTATTTGTTGGGGTAACGGTATTCGTTGGTGTAATTGTTTTTGTTGGTGTAATGGTTTTTGTTGGCGTAACTGTATTTGTTGGTGTAACAGTATTTGTTGGTGTAACAGTATTAGTTGGCGTAATTGTGTTTGTTGGTGTGATTGTAGGAGTTACAGTTACAGTATTCGTTGGGGTAACGGTATTCGTTGGGGTAATGGTTGGTGTAATGGTTACTGTTTTTGTTGGTGTAATGGTATTTGTTGGTGTAATGGTATTTGTTGGTGTAATACTACTAGTTGGTGTAATACTAATAGTTGGTGTAGGGGAACTAAATGGCGATGGTGTTACAGTAGGTGTTGGTGTTGGGGTCGGTACTATTGATAATACAGCATCAATTATAATTGTATCTCCGTTTGTTATTGTTATACCACTAAAACTAGGTAAATCTAATGGATTAAAATAATCACTATTATATTCTTCATAAATAATATTTTCAACATTATTTATATTTCTAATTGTAATTTTTAAATATAATAATGAATTTTGTGTATTTGATACCCACCCAATTGTAAAATCATCAGCAGCATATTGTGTGATATTATAAATTGCATTAGTTATTGATGTATTAAAATTAAAAATGTCAACATTATTTGCTGAAATATTTAAAATATCATTAGTGTTATTTGTTATTAAATTTACTATTAAATAATTACAATTTACATAACTCTCATATCTATTATCCCCATATGTAATAGATGATTCACCTAAAGCTAAAACATCATTATTGCTATTTTTTAATAAGATAGTAAAATTAGTTGTATGTACAACATTTGAACTATCGTAATAATTTATATAAGCATTTATTGGGTCATCAAAATTACTTAAATATGGTGCTGATGGACCATCTATTAATACTAATTCTAAATATGAACCATCAGGAATTGTAATTGATGGTAAATCAAGATTAAATTGTACTGTACATAAATCATTTACATCGCAATCAGGTAAAATACATATCGGATCACCTAATGTTATTGTTGGTATAGGACAATGAGCATTAAAATCAAAAATACCAACACCATTTGGTTTTATTACTGTGATTTGTAAAACTGATGGTGATGCATTTAATTCTTTATAAAAATATACTTCCGATGGTATATCGTTAATATCACTAATTAAATATAATTCATTACCATTATATTTTACACTTATTGAAGTGATGTTACCTGTCGCAATAATATCAATTAAAACCCATCCATTTGTTTCATTTTCTAAATCAATTGTGTAAGTATAAACCGCAGGATTTGAAAGTGTTGTACCTGTAAAACCAACATTATCGCCACAATTTGCATAGAATTGATAATAATCAATAGGTATTGTTTTTGTTGGGGTAATAGTTGGGGTTACAGTAGGTGTTTTTGTTGGTGTTACTGTATTTGTTGGTGTTACTGTTGGTGTTGGTTTTATTGCAAAATATACGATAATCGACGGAAAATACCCTTCAGTAATACCGTTATTAGTCATAAATAACGTCCCAAAAGTATAAGTATCAACATATGGTTCAGCTATTGTTGTTGTAACACCCCAATACGAAATTGAATCTATTTTTGAAATTGTGTAACCATTATTTGCTATAATTGTCGTCCCCAATAAATTATACGCACTATCATTTAATCCTAAATTATAATTTGTATAAAAAACAGCATTATTACCTACGCCATTTAATGTTATTGTTCCGCCACCCATATCATTATATGGATCACGCATTTCAAAATAATATTTGTACGTATAAAGAACAACACTTTCGGTTGGTGTAACTGTTGGGGTAATAGTACTTGTTATTGTTACCGTTGGTGTAACTGTTGATGTTACGGTTACTGTTGGTGTTAATGTATTTGTTGGTGTGACTGTTGGTGTAACTGTTGGGGTTGGTGTTGGGGTAACTGTTGGGGTAATTGGATAAATAATGTTACTATCACAACCTAATAGTGTATTATGTAAAATAAGTTGCGTTGTGGTATCAGGTATGGTAACTATTACACCATTAACTGAATTTAACTGCGTTAATGTTAAACCAACAGCAAAGTCAGTTGTATTGAAAATAGTTGCATAATTATTTGCATTTATTTCATCATAATATATATTAAATGGTCCTTCTGTTGAACCAGTTGTGATTTTTATTTTATAATATTTTGACATTAATTATAAATAGTTTCTTTTCAATTATTAACCAATTTCACCGGTACAAGGATTTATAGTTATAAAGTTCCCACTTGGGCAACCATCAAATATTTTCATGTCGTTTAAATACATTTGTATCCAAGTAACATTCTCATGGCATTTACCATATCCATAACCATAATCCGAATTTGCTGGCGTTGCACAAATTAATGCAAATGTTATTTTATCATTTACAGTAGTACTAACAATATCATTTATTTGTTCGGATGTTAGAGTAAATTCATTATATCTGTTTACATTATTTAACCCACTTTCGCCAGGTGGATAATTATGTAAATCAGTATTTCCATTAGTGTTACTTAAATAAACTGTTCCAATATATGTACTATTACCTCTTATGAAAAATGTTGCTGCATTACAAGCATGGCCACCACTACATGGACCAATATTTAAATCATATCTTACAATAATCTTTAAATTTGCTAAACATTCCGAAATTGTTGGTGTTTCTACTGCTGGTTGGGTGCAAGATATTGTTGCCAAATAATTATCACTTAATTGATAGTTTGTATCTGGATTACCATTACCAACCTCAACTACTAACTCATATTCACTTTCACCGTCATAAGTAAATGTTAATATACCTGATGGTGTACCAATACTTGATCCGTCACCCCATGGGCCACTATATAAATTACCTTTTAAATCACCAACCCAATTACTAGATATTAATGTAACACTATTTTTATTAATTGTGAACTTATTTGGTCTTTCATATGCACTATAATTAATAGTTATTGTATCGCCACTAATCATATTACTTAAATTTAATGGGTACGTATCTACACTATAATCCATAGTTAAAAAAGCAGTTGAAAGATAAGAACCACAGCCATATGGTGATATTTCAACAATACTAGGTGTGTATTCTTCAAATGTTGCATCAAATATACAATTTAATGTAACTGTTGGTGTTACGGTTGGAGTTAATGTTGGTGTAGGGGTGTTAGTTGAGGTTAATGTTGGTGTAGGGGTAAGGGTTCTAAAAGTAGTTCTAGTTGGTGTATGAGTTGGTGTTAATGTAATAGTTGATGTAACTGTTTTTGTTGGTGTGATTGTGGGTGTTACAGTTGGTGTTGGGGTAATAGAATGACTAACAGGTAGTATAATAATACTACCACAGGTACCTGTTGAAATTAATTTAACATTTGTGGTTTCGTCGGGAACATTAATATAATAATCGCCATTAATTAAAATATCTCTTGAAACATTTGTATCTATTGGTGTTAAATAATTATCAACATCAACATAAACATTAAATGGTCCTGTTGATGATGATGCTCTAGTTATTACTATTTGTACTGTAAACGACATTAAAAAAATAAATTATATTGTTACTCTCACTAATTCAGCTTTAAAACCTTTTAGTGTTATTGGTATTTGAATTTCATTACCTGTTAAATCATTAGCAATAACAGTAACAAATTCTAAGGTATCATTTGTTGCTTCAAAATTACATACATATATTAGACATTCACGTTTATTTAATTGCGTGTTGTAATAGTATTTCATTTCTATCGTTGGCTCTTTGTAATGTAGATTATATGGAATTTGTTTATAGTCACCCGTTCTACGTACACCATGTGTGCTATGTATGAAATCAGGTGTAAACCATTCATAATTAGTATCTTCAATTATATCTTTGTGTTGTGATGCTTGCCACATAGCTAAAACAACATATTGATTAACACCTAGCCATATTATTGATGGCCCAATAGTATAAATCTCATTTCTTAATGTAACTTGGATACTACCATTAACATTTTCTATCTCTAAATCACGTAACGTACCATCAACATTCACATCGCCAAATGCACAAAATCTATCAATAAAATGAAACAAACCGTCTGCTGTTGTCATTGCTGCTAATGCTAAACTATATGTAAAATTTGGGTTTGATGGTGCTTTTGTAAGCCCATCACCTTCACCTATTGTTATTAACGATCCATCATTTTTACGATATCGGAATTGAAAGCCGAAATTTTCACTATGCGACCATAATGTATAATAAAAATTCTTATAAACTGTTTTATTGGTTAATTCATACTTACGTCTAGCTAATTGTTTTTCGAACATACCAAAAGCCACATAATAATGCGTTCTATCGTTACCAAAAACATAAACATCTTCCATTAAAAAATCACAACCACCCAATTCTTGGAGTGAAATTGGTGGATTTCTCAAATATTCACATAAAGTGTCACAAACACTTGTATTGTTTATATTATAAAATTTATCTAATACATCATTAAATGCTGTTAATGAATAAATTCCAAATTTTGAATTTGGTTGTCTTTCTCTTGATTGATTAAAAAAGTTATTTAAGTTTGTTAAATAATTTAATACCGGTGGTGACCCACCATACCCAATTCCCTGTTCACCATTAACCCATTGAAGGTATTCATTTGTTCCTGCACCTAATGTTAATGTATTATCGACTAGATTACCATCTTCATTTTTAAAACCTAATTGTTGGCTTGGCGTATATGCATTTAAAAAATCACTTGTTCGTGTTGTATTTTCATCAATAAAACCATTTAATTTTGGAAATCTATTATATCCAACTCTCTCACCCGGATCAATTCTTATTGATTCATTTTCTTGAGATTTCATATATGAATAATCATATTCAGGATGTTCTGCTATTTTATTTGATGGTATTTGGAATGTGGGTATGGTATCATAACTATAAATTCTTTTCTTAGGTGATTTATAGTTTTTACTATTCATATCCGTTTCTATCTGAAACATATCGGTTTGGAAAAACCATTCCGGTATTGCACTTGTTTGTATTTTCATTTTTAATTATATTTCTTATAAAAATTACAGTTTATTTTAAAATTAGAATATTTACTCATTTTTGAATCAAAAAAATCTTCTGTCATATCAATAATAAATTCATGAACTTCATTATTATCTATGTTATAATATTTTGGCATACCACCATTAATTATTAAATCACCATCGGGAATTGTTGTACCATTCATATATTTCAATAAATTAATCTCACTTCCTGTTAAGTTAAATTGTAATTGTTGGTTTACTTTATTAATATCACTTCTATTTTGATAAATCAATTTATATTTCATCATTTTTACATAACGATTTCCATTATCAGGATGATTATTATCTCTTATTGGACCATAATCACTAGTGTAACCAAAACCGCCTATAGTATCGCATAATTCCCAAATAACATTACCCTCAGCATTATTTTCAAATTCAATTAATTTCATATATACTTTAGATTTTTCTGAACCATGATACGTAATTGAATGTGTTGGAAAATCAACGCCTATATATTTTATACCGTTAATATCTACTTTACCTGCAATATTATTAATACCACCATTAATATTTAATTCGGGGTAATTCGTACCTTTTTGTCCATAGAATCTAAATGCTGATATACCTTCAGAAATTATACTATTTTGTGAATTAATATTATGTAAATAGGTCCAATAATCACTACCATATCTATATCCTTGCCATCCTAACCACCATGAATTAAAATTATTCTGATCATTATTATCATAAGAATCAAAAGCCACTTCAATATTTTGACAATTTGTTATTATATCTTTTTTTGTTGGTGTTACATTTGGTGTTTTAGATGGTGTTTGAGTGATAATAGGTCCGTTTGTTGAATCAATTCCGATTAAAATTTGAAAAGAGGCATTAAATTCAGTTATTATATTTTCTATTCTCTTATAATATTCATCGTTTTTATTATTGTTATTTAATTCGGTAACTTCAACTGATATTATCAATTCAATTAACGAACCTCTAAACATATTTGGTATTGTGTATCCATTTGGTAAACCTATTATTTTTTTTAATCGGTTAATTGTAAAATATGGTTTGCAATTATAATTATGTTCACCTTGGTTATATACAAAAGAACCATTGTTTTTTATTTGCTCATCAAAATTACCATTAAAGAATTGATAATTTAATGTTAAACCATCAGGTTCAATATTCAACTTATGTACCCAATAATTTCCTGCACCACTTAAATATCCCCAACCATCAATTTTATCAACCTTAGTATAATAAGGAAATAAAATTTTTGTATTAACAACAGATGCATTGGGTACTATTAAATCACCAATTTCGGTTACTTTACCATCAACTATTTTAACATATTTAGCTATATATTTTTCAAAATAACACATATACCCAGTAATATTAAAAAGAACACCATCACCATTATATATTCCGCAATTTATTGCTAAACCATTAGATTTGTTTATTTTTACATTTTCAATAATATTTCTTACTGTTGATGCTTCAGGAATTATAAAATTATATAATTCTGTTAAGTCTTTATAATACTCTAAATTTGGGATATTACCACTAAATCGTTGATATGTGGTGTAAACTAAAAATGGTAAATCATATAATTTAATTACTTGTGGCGGTCCTGTTGGCGTACCACTATTGGTTGGTGTTATAGTATTGGTTGGGGTAATTGTTGCGGTAACGGTTACTATACTACTATTTGTTGGTGTTACCGTCATTGTGGGTGTAATTGTAGGTGTAACGGTTACTGTATTGGTTGGTGTTACCGTAATTGTGGGTGTAATGGTTACAGTATTGGTTGGAGTTACAGTAATTGTGGGTGTGACTGTTGTTTTTGAAATGTTATAATAAATATATTCTACTTGATTTTCTAACCCACTAGTATTATGTAGAATTATTTTTTTACTATATTCAGGAACAACAATTAAAACACCAACGTTGGTTAATAAATCATAATCAATATTTGTGGCTAAATTATATCCTCCATAAATAAATGGTACATTATTCAACACATCATAATAAACATTAAATGGACCACTTGATGTTGATGTTTTTGCTAATTTTATTTCTATTATCATTTTTAATTATATTTATTGTAAAAATTACAGTTCATTTTGAAATTAGAGTAACTACCACTTAATGAATCATAGAATTCTTCTGTCATATCAATAATAAATTCATGAACATCATTATCATAAATATTATAATACTTAGGAATACCACCATTAATTATTAAATCTTCATCAGGAATTATTGTACCATTCATATATTTCAATAAATTAACCTCACTTCCTGTTTTATTAAATTGTAATTGTTGATTTACTATTGATGTGTTACTATTATTTTGATAAATCAATTTATATTTCATCATTTTCACATAACGATTTGCATTATCTGGGTGATTATTATCTCTTAATGGACCATAATCACTAGTGTAACCAAAACCACCTTTAGTATCACATAATTCCCAAACAACTCTACCCTCAGTATTATTTTCAAATTCAACTAATTTCATATATACTTTAGATTTCTCTGAACCATGATAGGTAATTGAATGTGTTGGTAAGTCTATTGTTATATATTTTACACCGTTAATATCAACTTTACCTGAACGATTATTTGTTCCACCATTAACATTTAATGATGGATATGTAACGCCATATTGTCCATAGAATCTAAATGCTGATATACCATCTGAAATAGGGCTATTATATGAATTTATGATGTTTAAGTAGGTCCAATAATCACTACCATAACTATATCCTTGCCATCCTAGCCACCATGAATTAAAGTTATTCTGATCGTTATTATCATAAGGTTCAAAAGCAACTTCAATATCTTGACAATCTAATGTTACAGGTGTTGGGGTTGGGGTGATTATTGGTACAACAGTCGGCTCAATACCTATTAATATTTGGAAACTAGCATTAAATGTTGTTATTATATTTCTTATTCTAAGTTGATATGCTTCATCTAATACTGAAGGTGTTGGATATTCAATAGGCTCAATTGAAATTACTAACTCAATTAATGAGCCTCTAAACATATCAGGTATAATGTAACCATTTGGTAAACCATATATCTTATTTAATCTATTAATTGTGAAATATGGCCTACATGTATATATATAATCACCTTGAGTGTATAAGAAAGTCCCACCTGTATTTATTTCATTATCATAATTATTATTAACAAATACATAATTAATAGTTAAACCATCTGATTCTATATTCATTTTATGGTACCAAAAATCACCATTATCACCTAAATAACCCCATCCATCATCATTAAATACTGTTGTGTAATATGGAAATAATATTTTTGTTCCAATGACACCAGTACTCGGTGCCGTTAATGTACCAATTTCAGTAACAGTACCACTAATTATTTTAACATATTTAGGTATCCCTAAATTAAAATATAACATATAACCTGTTATATTGAAGTGACCGGCATTTTCGTTATAAATTTTACTACCAATTACCAAACCATTAGATGTGTCAACTTTTACTGTTTCAATAACATTACTTACCATAGATGCTTCAGGTATTATGTAATTATATAATTCAGTTAAATCATTATAATAGTTTAATGTGCCTGTATTATTAGTAAAATACCAATATGATGTATAAACCATATTACTAACACCATATAATTGTAATCCTGATGATGATGGTGTTACAGTAATTGTTGGGGTTACAGTTCTAGTTGGTGTATATGTTGGAGTTGGTGTTGGTGATTTAAATGGTGTTGAGGTTACACTTGGTGTTGGGCTTGGTGATTTAGTAATTGATGGTGTAACCGTTCTGGTTGGTGTTATTGATGGCGTAACCGTTCTGGTTGGTGTAACCGTCATTGTTGGTGTTGGTGATTTAAATGGTGTTGTTGTTACACTTGGTGTTACTGTTCTTGTCGGTGTATGTGTTGGAGTTACTGTTGGAGTTGCTGTTACTCCGCCTGTAACTTCAATATAACCTTCAACTATACAATCAATATCAACTAACGATGTTGATGTAACAGTTGGTGTTACTGTTGTTGTTGGGGTTGGGGTAACCGTATTTGTTGGCGTTAATGTTGGTGTAGGGGTTGGTGATTTAAATGGTGTTGTTGTTGGGGTTAATGTTGGTGTAGGGGTTGGGGTTGGGCTAATAGTATTTATACAGTAAACAATAAATGACCATAATGTTTCAATTTCACTACTAGGTGTTACAACAATTTTAACTGTGTTTGCCGAACCATCTATTGTATATGTTTTACGTTTTAAATCAGTATTTCCGTCATTATCATTAATTGATTCTAACAATGTTGTTGTTGGGTAATATACATCAAAAGTATCACCTAATTGATTACTTTCATAATCAAAAACTAATGACCCAGCAACATAATCTACCGGTATTAGGAAAACTAACGGACTTGCCGAATAACCACCATTAATTCTCATACCGCAAGTATATACTGGTGTTGCTGTTATTGAAGGTGTGACCGTTCTTGTTGGCGTTATAGTTGGTGTTAACGATATTGATGGTGTTATAGTTGGTGTAGGTGTTGGTGTTGGTGTTTTTGTTGCTAATGGTGTAACTGTTAATAAACAAGACACAATAAATGACCATAATGTTTCAACACTATTATTACTTATTACGGTTACGTTAATTATATTACTACTACCATCAACATTAAAAGTTATTGAACTAGGTGATGTTCCTGTAATATAACCACCAGATAAAACCTCATTATTATATGATACGATGAAAACATCACTTAATGTATTCCCAGTATAACTGAAACTGAACGTACCTTCCCTTTTACTAATTGGAATATTGTAGCTTAATGGTGTCTCTGAATATCCTCCACTAATTGTTTCATAACATGACAATTCTATATTCGTTGGTGTAACTGTGTTTGTTGGTGTTACTGTCATTGTTGGCGTTAATGTTGAGGTTGGGGTAATCGTTGGGGTTACTGTTGAGGTTGGTGTACTCGTTGGTGTTATCGTGTTTGTTGGTGTTATACTTGGAGTTGGGGTAGGTGTAGTATAAAGTGATGGTGTTACACTTGGTGTTATTGTATTTGTTGGTGTTGGAGTTGTGGTAACTGTGTTTGTTGGCGTAACAGTACTAGTTGGTGTTATACTTGGTGTTGGGGTAACTGTGTTTGTTGGTGTTACCGTACTAGTTGGTGTTATACTTGGAGTTGGGGTAGGTGTAGTATAAAGTGATGGTGTTACACTTGGTGTAGGGGTTGGTTCAACAATTGCAGCTTCAATATCAAACCCACATAATATTGTCGGTGTAATGCTTGGCGTTGGTGTTAATGTTGGTGTAATGCTTGGTGTTAATGTTGGTGTAGGGGTTAATGTTGCCGTAATGCTTGGTGTTGGTCTTGGCGTTCTTGTTGGTGTTACTGTTTTTGTTGGCGTTGGTGTTACTGTTTTTGTTGGCGTTATACTTGGGGTTACTGTTGGTGTTACTGTTTTTGTTGGCGTTATACTTGGGGTTGGGGTTGGTGTTGGGAATAACGTACAATCAATCATTATTGATTTAATTAATACACTATTGGTCCATGGTGCATCTAAGGTGATTTTTATGTTTTTTAAACCATTTGTTGCATATGTTTTTGTTGCTTTATAACAATCAACTGTTTGACATAACCCATAAACACCGATAGGTGATGTTGTTCCATCACCCCAATCAACGGTAAATGTTATATCACCTAAGCCTCTTAATTTCTTTAAATTTGTTGTGTTAGTAACTATTACACTATTACAATCTATTTCATATGTAAAATTAACATCATTTTCAGTTCCTATATTACCATCAAACCCCACCATTTCACCAAATTCATCAATTTTTGATTCTAAAAAAATAGGTATTTGGTAGTCATCATATATTACTGAGTTTATTTGTGAAGTTGAGCCGGTAATACTATTCCATATATTACCAATTGGTGTTGCCCATTTATAATAACCTTTATTAATATATTCATCGGAATTATTATATACTGTGGTACCTGTGGTAACATTTGGATTAATTAGATCTACCCAATCAACTAAATTATCTTCACCATCAATCCATGTTTGGCCACTTAATGATAATAATTTAACATTTGGTATATTTTTACGTCTAATTGTATATTTTAACTTCTTCATTAATAATTACGATGCTCTTGTTTCATAAAATTTTATTGGGTTATTATTATCTTTTCCTACTCTATCCCCTGTGGTACCATCATATTTATAATATTCATATGAATGATTATTTTTATTTAATACAACTTTATAATACATATCTTGTTGTTCAATAATTTCTTTATTAACTGTTAACCCTGATGTTGTAAAATCGGCTATTGTACCATCTTTAGCATTAAAAAATTTTGCGGTAACAAAAAACACATTACTATCTAATGATGTACCACTCAAAACAGTATCATCTTGAAACCAAAAAAGATAAATCAATTCTTTGTTTTTATAATTGGTACCATTAAACACCGGAATAAAAATATTTTGCATTAGTGTATTATAAAAAAATTTTTCACCCATTGGTATGTATATATTTTTTGAAAAAACTAATTTACGATTTATACGTGTTGGCGGTTCATCATTTGGTGTTTTAAAAAATTCTAACTTAAAAAAACTTTCTGTTGTTTGTTTTAACATTCTTGAATTTTCTTTTGGTGTTATACCAACTAAACTATAATCTAAACCATTTGAATAGTTACCGTTATTATCAATAAAATAAAATTTAAACCAAATATCCGATTGTAAATCATTTGTATTATTTGTTAAACCACTATATGGCGTATGAATATATCTAATTGTTTCATAATTCTTAATTGGGTCAATGATAGTTTCTAAAATTTCATCTTCAAACTGTTTCATATTTTCATCCCACCCTAAATTAGTTAAAAATGTTTGTTCTTGATTTAAAACTATATTATAACTTTCATTCTTTTTCTTTAATATCTCCATTTTAACAGAATTTTATACCGGTGAATATATTATTAAAATTATTTATACCATCTTTTTTATTTATTGAATCAACTTCATTTCTTAAATAAAAATTAATATTTGATTTTACGTAATGTATATTATTTAAAAATGGGAAATTGGTCCCATTACCATCTGAATCCACATATCCATGGGGATATAAATCACGCCATTTCCAAATTTTATCAACTATATCATAATACGTATTATCCGGCAAATTATAAACCTCATTTGTGTCTGAACTTTCAATATATGGCGATAATTCTCGTATTTTTATCCGATAATGTGGTTGATAAAATAAACCATATGGATTTGTAAGTGTGGCACCTGAAAAAAATAAACTATTTGTTTGTTGATGGTCAAAAATTTCATAATTACAAGTTATTTTATGAAAAGATTCACTAATTACCCTTTCTTTTAATTCTATTTTATTATATTCAACAAATGCACCATTTAAAACAGTACCTATTGGTATTGTGGTTCCACTAACAAAAGTTTTACCTGAGATTGTAAATGTTTCTCCACTTAAACCATTTTCTATTGAGGTTTCATTATCAAAATAATTATCTATCCAAGTATCATGAAAATTAAATTTATAACCAACCTTTGGTGGGTAATTAAAATAACCATTACCATTTCTAAAAATTGTGGTTAAATAAAGTTCGAATGGTGAGAAGCCTAAATTATTTGTTAATCCATTAATATTAATTGGGTTCTTAAAATCAAATATTATATTCTCCATTCGATTTCTTTCAACAATAACATCATTATCACCTGAACTATTTTCTATGATTATCTTTTTTTCATCTTCAAAAATTGAACTTTCAAACCCAATATTATCCATTATATAATCATCAATATTTGTTAATGTTTTATGTTTATGTACATAATAATTTGAGATTGTATGTGATATATTATTTTTATCCAAACATCTTTTTCCAAAAACCACACCTTCCAATACTTGATTAGGTTTAAATTGTGATTTATATAATTTAATTACATAACTTTTTGAGTTATATGTTTCATTCCCAACACCATCAATATAAAATGTATTATCATTTGTTTCTATTGAACCGTCTAATGTTCCACCAGATAATACAATATATTCACTTTCATTTATACCATGTGGCACAGGGCTTATTAATGTATAGAATTTACCATCATCAATTACACGAAAAGGAATACCATCACTTGATGTAAATTGATATGACGTACCACCTGATAACGTATATTCCATAGGGTAGTCTTCGTCTTTATCAAAAACATAGGTTAAATATAAATTCCAATTATGATATGGTGCCGTAATTGTTGTTATTGTTGTATGTTTTCTCGAACCGACATATGTTATTGTTGGATTATATTCAACACCTAATGTTGTACCTGTTTGTGGTGTCCTTTTTTCACGATATAAATCCCTTCTAAGGAACGCAAATTCATTATATGGTAGATAACCTGAGAAATCGTTATTTGTGCCGTCACCATTCAAATATAACGTTTCTTCTAAGTTTGGGTATGTTGTTGTTCCACTAAACATGTTACGGAAAATCATTTTTAATTTTCCATAAATTTTATATTGTGTACTTTTGTTACGTTCAATATCATTTAACTCAGCAACATCAATAATAATATTTTTATCGCCCTCTCTCAATAAAGATTGTGTGGTTTCTAAATTTAATTGTAATAATAATTCATCATCTTTAGCCCCTTTATATCTTTTATTTGGTAAAATTATTTCTTTTTTTTCTTCCATTATTGTACTGATGTAAATGCACCTTTTGGGCCAAATTCTTTAATAAATTTATCTATTGCTGTTTTGCCAGGTCTTAAACCAAAATAAAATAAAAATGGCGTGGATAAAATTTGTTTTACACCATAATAATTACTTGTTGTTGGTGTAATTATATAATCCATATTAAATGACCAAGTTAATGATGACCAATTACCTGCTGACCCTATTCTAGTATATAATATACCATCCGTTGCACCTAATAAACTACCATCACCATTAGTTATGTATAAAAATGTAAAACCTTCTTCTTGATTATCATAATTAAGATGGGTTCCATCAATAATATTTGTTAAATCACCATAACTATCTTTATTTAAGTATTCAACATCATATGTTAAACTAAATCGAGTATATGATGGCGTGTTTAATGTAATTGTTTGGCCTGTGTATGTTTTTGTCATCGGAAATAGCACATACGAATCACTTGTATTATCATTGTATTTATACTCATATGACATACCTTGTAGTGGTTTTGAAAATGCAATATCATCATTCCTATAATCCCAAGATTGATTAACGCCACTTCCAAATCCCAAACCCTTTTTATTCCATAAATAAAAAGGCACTTCTTGTGAGGAATCAGTTAATCTGCCCGGTTCATTTAAACAAACCCTAACTCTATAACCATCGTCATCATCTAGTTTTAATTGTAACGGTAATGGTCCATTTTCATTCCCATTTTCGGCTTTAAAAAAATCAGGATATGCTTCAGGATCCAATACCAAAGGATTGTAAACTGAATAATGTTTCTTTTGTAAATCAAAGCCATCAATACCCACCTCATTATTCATTGAGATTAGTTGTAATATATCACCATTTAGGATTGAATTTTTCATTTTTGTTTGAATCACTTTATCGAAGCCGTGATTTTCAAAGAATGATTTTATAGTGGCATCAGTATTTAATGCATCCATCTTATAATTCACGTATAACCCTAACATTTCTTTAAAATCTTGATATGATGATGGACCAATATTACGTACAACAGAACAATTTGGGTCCAAACTTGGGTCAATACATATTTCTTTTATAAATTCATCTCTAGGACCTAAATCAACCATGGTTGTTGGGTGACCTAATGTTGATCTGTATGATAAAAAATTATTATTTAAATAATATGTTGAACGATAATAAAATCTTTTATCTTTTACTTTATAATATACCAAATCTTTACAATATACCGTTCTAAGATGATTCAAATCCAAAGTTTCTTCGTTATCCCATCTTACTTTTGACCAAAATGGGAAGAAATATAATGACCCTGAAAGCCAATTATCCATAAATGAATAATTCACAATACCTTCACAAAATAATTTACCAACAAGTTTTCTTCTTGCGTATTCTTTTATTGCTTTTCTATTTAAATCTCTATTTGTTTGACTTGTGGCCGGTATAATAGCAAACTTACCCTCTCTAAATTCAGAAAAACCTGATTTCGTTGTGCACGTTTTACATGGATTATTTTTTGTTTTCGATATAACTTGACCTGCAACCAATTTACCACCAGAACAACCATAACCGTTTTGTAAATTATTTATTGTTAATCCTGAATATTTTAGTCCAACCAACGTATCAACACAATATGTTTGAGAAACAATATCTTCATCATATACTGTCATATATTGTCCACAACCTGATGGCAACGAATCATTAATTGTCGATTCACCATCATCGGGTGTTGTTTCAATTATGTATGGTTGTTCAACATCAACCACCTCATATTCAACTCGATTTCTTAGTTTTTCGGGTTCATTTGGGTCAAAATTATAATCAATTATATAATAATATGTTACACCACTATAATAATATGGATAAACATTCATTAATTCACCATCACCAACACCATCTAATCGAACAATATATCTTAATGGATTAACATTAATATTATTTATCATTTGGTCAAATGTTACTGTACTTAATGTTGTAGCAACAGGTTGCGGATTTATATTTGTTGGAACGGTAATATATAATTTATGATATTCGGGGTAATCGTCAACAATTCCTCTAGGTAAATAATGTTTATCCGACCATATTACACCAGAACTTACTAATTTATATTTTTCTGTTAGGTCTATTATTCTAGTGTCTGGCGTTGATTCTGTTATATTATCATCACCATTTTCATTATTACATTGTTCACATTCAGGATATGTTATTAATCCCAAATGTAATGTTCCGAATCGTTGTAATGGTTCTATAACTAATCTATCAACATCTAAAACAACATTTCTTTTTTTCTCTTCATCAACATTAAATGGCCAATAATGAAAAATCACATTATTGAAAACAGAAATTTTTATTTCCCAATTATATAATGCTTGGAATGGTATTATTAAAATCTGTATTGCACTAATAAATGCTGTATATGTTATTCTTTCAAATATATTAATCGTTGTTGCTAATATTATTGCGAATGTTATATTTTGAATACCCCAATTAACTGGTGGTGTTAATACTGAATTTTCACAATCGTCTTCTGTTTTTGGTGATAACTCTTTTAACCCTAAAAAAGTGTCTTTTCTTATTCCTTTATCACTAAAATATGAACCCATAAAAGATGATAAAGTATAAACTTTATTATAAGTTAATCTAAAAAAATAATCTTTAGGGTAATATGAACCATTTATATTATTAAAAATAACTGTATTATTTATTGCACTATTTGGATATTCATTCCAATCTAACGAAAATGTGTATGATTTATCAATTTCATTTTCGTTTATTCCATATTCTCTAATATTTGGAACCAAGTATGAGCCCAATGTACGTTTACCGTTATTTAACGTATCATTTAATGTAACCCTAAAACGATAACATGCCGATGTTGGAATACCTTTATTTGGGTCATTTGTAACTTCATTTTCACCATATTCATTTGTAAAAACATATTCCATATTCATAGGAACAGGAAACACAAACGAACCATCTTCATCAATATCCTCATTTAATTCATATATTTCAAGTATAGGTCTATTATTTGAATCCATTTGATTTGTAAATCGTATAGCTTCAATTTTTGCTGTGCCGGTTGTTAACGTACATTTCTTACCCATGGTATTACTTGGTTGACAATCGCCACTAACGCCTTTTTTTGCTGAATCTGTATAAACCGAACCAATAAAATACGCCATTGGTTCTATTTTAAAACCTTCATTTGCTAAATCAAAATCAACTCTTGAAATCCCGATTTCACATATATCCTGACTACCCCAAAATGGGTAAACTGTGATTGTTTTGTTAATTGAAATAATTTGAGGTAATGCATCTAAATCATTTGAACTTTTAAATTGATACGTTGTTTTAAAATTATCAACACTATCGCCTTTTCTAATAAAATCATTTGGTCTTAATGAAAAACACCCAATGTCTGATAAATCAATATCAACATGTACTGTTTGTTCACCTAAAGGTACACCCCATATCATAAAATCACCTGATTCGTTTGTTTTGACGGTGAATGTATAATATTTTTCAAATACTTCAAGTATTTCTTCTCTATTTAAGATATCTAATTGATCAGGAAAAGTTCCTGTGGGTTCATGACCACCATGTTGTTTACGTGAAGGTAATAAATTATAACGATAATTATTATCGTTCTTATCATCTATTGATTTATATGGATATAATGCTGAAATAACAGGATCTTCACTATCTTCATCTGATAATGGTATAAATATTGATACCTTTGCATTTGGGATACCCAAGCCATTATTTGCACTAATTCTACCACAAACAACGCCGTAGTCGGCACATAATGATGTGTAAACATCTTGTTGTGTAAATTTTAATGAAAGTATTTCAAGAAAATCGTAACTTTGATTTAACTCAACAATTACTTTATTATCTTCACCTATATTTGTTGATATTCTATGTTTCTGGATCATATTATAATAAATAGATATCTTGCGATTTTCTTATTATAATAACGAAAAAACTTTTTAATATGTAGTCGTCCTAAATGTTTTTGTACGTATTCGCACGTCAGTATTTGGAAATCTAATTTGAAATATTTGGTTTGATTTCATAAATATAGTTTTATCAATTTGTTGTATTTCTTTGGTGATAGGATCTTTATATGTTTGTGAAACTTCAGATGAGGAATAATTACCACCTGTTTTACCAAAAACACGCACATCAACAACATTAATAACACCATTAATATTACCGATTACTTTCGTTAAATCACCTACAAACAATGGGTCACCCATTTTATGATTTTCAACTTTAAAAAATCCATTAATACCCTCGATTGTTGTTTTAATAACATCAGTAGCATTAACATTTTTATTAATTACTAAATCAACCTCTAAACCTAAATCAATAACTTCACCTGTTGTAATATCAATATAATCATTAATCATTCTATATTCAGATAAATAATTTATAATATTGTTTTTTAATGTATTTGAAACCACATCAATCAAATTACCATTATTATCATATGATAATAATTTAATTTTGATTTTATTATCTTCTTCCATAACATTAACCTTTGCTGGTGCACCAAAAGTTGCCGGCATTGTTTGTATTAATGACATATAATCATTTAAAGTTACGGCCCTATTTTGTGCTGCAAAATTATAGGATATCATATTTCTAACTTCATCAATTGATGGTTGATCAGCACCGCCAATTGCCGGTGTTATATTTGTTACTTTTAATGACTGAGAAACTTGAGTGTTAATCGTCGATATTGGTCCATTTATGTTGAAATCAGCATTATCTATTGATGTTATTACATTTACACCTAAATTAGAGTTTTTTCCACCACCAATTCTATATTTTACAAATAAAGTTGTACCGGCTTTAGGTATTGAACCCAACGAAAGATTATTTAGATACGATGATAAATTTACTTTTAAATTACCTGTCATATATTCATCCAAATTATCTAAAGGATCTACGGTTCCTGACCCAAATGTTAATGAAAAATAATTTTCAGGTGTATATTCTGTAATAAATTTATTTTTTATCTCAATATATTTACCTGATTTAAAATTATCTCTATCCGAAACTGATGTTGGATCAGGTATAAAAATTTTATCTTGCATTAAACTTTTTACTTCATACCACTTATAAATTGAATTTTCAAATTCAGTTGATGATGGATTTGAACCTATGTTGGTACCTTCTTTATGTATAACAGAGACAACACCCAATACATCTTGTTCAGGTAAATAAATCTTTAAAAATGGTTTTTGGTCTAATTCTGTAATTACTTTCCTAAAAATACGTGATACACCATTTGCAACAGCATCTCTTTTAATTATTGTATATGATATTAAGGTATTATTTGTATCAAAATTTGGTATTTTTAGTCGATTAGGTTCACCTTTACTGTTAAATGGGCTTAAAAAGTCAATATCTTCAATTGTTTCAAATATTTGACCACCGCCAGATATTTGTACTCCCGACTTTAATACTCCTAAATATCGTTCATCTTCTTTATCACCACGTACAGGCACATTTATTGAAAAATCGCATAATGCTACTGAAGGTTTATTACCAGGTATTTTTAATCCATATGTTTTTGCTATATGATATAGTGATTGTCTTTGTTGTGCAAAATCCAACATCGTTTCTTGCCAAACTCTATCAATATGATAATGTAAATTATCTGCTACTGCCGCATTTAAATCTAATAAAACAGAGAAAATTGAGGCATCGTTAGTATTTTTTATTAAATCAGGATAATATTCTTTAGTTAAAGTAACTAATTCTTGTCTTAGGCCAACAAAATCCCTAACTGCATATGATATTTTTTTTGCCATTTTAAATGTTGATAATTATAAAATCCGAAGACGTAAATGCTCCGTTATTAACTGTATATTCTATTTTTACTTTTGCTGTATGGGGTTTAGTTGAATAATCTGATACTTTAAATAGTCTTTCGTCTTCCATCTGATTAAAAGAACGATATGTCTCATTATCATCTTCAGCCGAACTAACCTCAATTTTTGTAATATCTAAATTTGGAATGTATTTTTTTACACTTTCTCTAATTTCATCTTCAATTAAATTAAATGTTACCATATCATTTTGATCAAAAATAAATTGATACAATCGTGTACCAAAATCAGGTAAGTAATATCTACTACCTCTTTTTGTTAATAATAGATGTATTAGGTTTGCTCTAATTTCTTTTTCAGGTGTTGGGGTCATTTTCAAAAAACTACCCTCATTACTTTCCATAAAAGGAAAATCAATACCATATTTAATTCCCATATAAATAAATATAATGAAAATCAAAATGATAATAAATAAAAAAACCTAACCGATTAAAGTTAGGTTTTATATTTTTTATTTGCTGATACTCTTTATATGATAATATTTAACCAAATTCTTATAACGTTCAATAATATACTCAGCATTTATTTCAAAAAATAACAATTCATAAGTTTTATCGAAACATATAAATCGAACATGATCTTTATGAAATTTTGGAGATGTTTTCTTAAAAATATAAATTAATTCATCATTTCGTTTAAATTCAATCTTATCTTCCTTACTTGTTATATAAAATTCAATATATTTTTGACTTAAAGTTACCTCTTTATCAATATGTATTGAGGTAACTTTTAGACTATCAATGGTATATGTTTGTGAGTAAGTTTTACTCATTAAACACATTAATATAATTATTTTTAGAAAATTCTTCATAATATCTATATTTAAAATTAAATAATTTATTTTATTAAATTAACATTAAAAATATAAATATTAGTTCATATTAAATAAACTTTTCAATCATATTAACAATTTCCATTTTTGGTTTTGAACCAATAATCCTACCCACTTCTTTACCGTCTTTTTCAAAAACAATAACAGGTATTGAACGTACATTATACTTTTTTGCTTCATCAACATCATTATCAATATTATAGCTATCGAATTTAACGTCGGTATTATTTTTATAATCTAATTTAATAGATTCCACAACTGGTCCCAATATTCTACATGGTGAACACCAATCGGCTGAAAATTTTTTTATATTTAACATTTATTCACAATTTATACATTCTAAAATATTTCTTACAAACGATTGGGCCGAACTTTTACTAAATTGATAGTATAATGTTTTAACACCTTCTTCGTGTGCATATAAATATAATTTATTTATATCTTTCGTTGGTATTGATGGGTCAATCATAAGATTTAAACTTTGTGATTGATCAATAAATTTTTGTCTTTGTGCCGCCTGTAAAACAACCTCTTTTGGCGATATTTCAACAAACGTTTTAAATACTTCTTTTGTTGGAAAATCCAAATGTTGTACCGAGCCATCTTTAGCCAATATACTTGACCATGTTTTATCATTATTTAAGTTATATTTAATTAGTTCATCAATTAAATATGGGTTTTTATAAACAGTTTTAATTTTAGCTAAATCTTTTACAAAATAATTTGATTTAATTGGCTCAATCCCCATACTTACTTGCCCTAAAATAAATGAACTAGATTTAGTTGGTGCGATAGCTACTAATGTTGTGTTAGCATAACCATCACGAATAGTTTTATATTTTTCAGGGTCTTTATTATAAAGATCTTTTGATGTTGCATCTGTTCTTTCTTTTAGGGTTCTGAAAATTTTACTATTATATTGTTTAGCCTCAATGGATTCAAACGGTATTAATTTTGATTGTAATAATGAATGATAACCTAAAACACCAACGCCAATTGCTCTATGATGTGTGGCAAATCTCCATGCTCTCTTCATACCTGCCATATTAGATGATTTTGTTATAAATTCATCTAAAACAGCATTTAAAAATAACGTATAAATTTCAATTGCATCTGTTTTTTCAATTTCATCCCAATGTAATAGATTAATTGAACCTATACAACAAACAAATGAATTATAACTATCTGTTGGCAATTGAATTTCTGAACAATTGAATGTTTTTAACCCATTAGAAACGAAAATATGTTCATCGTTGTTTATTGTTGGACAATAAATATCTTCATTTTCTACTTGTTCAATTGACACAACTTTCGTTTTCTTTTTTGTACTATCCAAATATTTTCTATTATCAATTTTAATATTTTTTCTTGATAAGAAACCGGTTTTTTCTTCAATTATTAATCCATCATTTTTACTACCAAATATGAGTCTCCAACATTCTTTGGTTTTATACATTTTTTTACCACCTTTACCATCAGGTAATAATGTCTCGCCTTCTTTTCTTAAACGATGAATACTACAACTTAAACCTAAATTAGTAAATAAAATTTGTAATTCATTTAAAAAATTTTTGTTTATATCAATATATGAGATTTCGAATGATTCACCATATTTTGATGATTTATTAACAGAACCATCAGCATATAATAAACCCTTTAAATATTGCCATATTGTATTTTCATTAGATTCCCATATCCAAGATGGAACATACCCTTTTTCAAAATTTAATGATTTTTTTAAGGTTTTTGATGCTAATCGTTTTTTTAATACTAATGATTGATTAACCTTACAATTAAAAAATTTTGCTGGTTTTCTTTTTCTTACTTTATTCGTTAATCCAGTTTGATTAGTAACAAAATATTCATCACATTTATATTTATAATGTATATTATTAAATTTATTCTGAATATCATCGATTAAATCAAAATCATTCTCCCAAATATCTAACATTATTATGTCCTTATTTTGAGTACCATCTGATTGATATAAACCTAACAAATAAGCCTCATCTGGCATATCTATTTGCCCAAAAATACCTTTATTAGTTTGAAATGGTATTGCATCGCCAATATTTAAATCTTTTGCTTCAATTCTTCTAATTTTATTATTTTTATCAATTACAGGTATTCCATGGTTAAATGAAACTTTTTGTTCCATTCCGTTTGAATATTTTATTTTTAAAATTTCAGCATTTTTACCTCTTAATAACATTGGTGATGATTTTACAGTCTCCGTACCGTTAAATAACGTTAATTCATCACCATTTTCATACAATTCTTTAGCTGTTAAATAACCTTTATTTGTTACAACTCGTTGATCACCTGTTAAACAAAGATTACTTGCTGTTATTTCTAAACCTAATTCTTTATAAGGTGTGTTATTATTTGTATTATCCTTAAACATAATATAAGGAAAACCAAATTCACTACGTTTTTGAATTACTTTGGCCCAAATTTTACGTTTTACCATATCGCCACCTTTCATTTCTTCAAGCCACTTATCAGTAACTGTAACACCAAATTGTAAATTTTGGATTGGGTTACCCTCAGAACCAATATCTAAGAATTCATTAATATCATCATGTTCAATTGGTAAATAAACAGCACAAGCACCTCTTCTAGCTTCTGATTGTTTACAAACATCAATTGTTGTATCATATAATTTTGCATAATGAACAGGACCATCAGCTTTGCCTCCTGTCGAAATACGAGTACCTCTAGGTCTAATATTACCTAAATATGCTGATGTTCCACCCCCATATTTTGACATCATACCAATTTCTCTACTAGCATTTAATATGCTATCCATAGAATCGTCAATATTGGAACCATAGCAACTGATTGGTAATCCTTTCTCTTTTCCAAAATTAATCCAAACAGGTGTTGATAAACTATAATAGCCTTTTGCCATATAATCTTCGAACTTATCAGCAAAACCATCTATTTTGAGAATTTGTTCTGCTTTATTTGCAATGTTTTTTATTCTTTGTTCTACCGATTCGTCAATATAACCTCTCGATAAAAATAAACGAGCATCTTCATTTGCCCAATAATATTTTGTATAATTCATTGTGTTTTTATTTTATTATAAATAATTTTAAATATGGTTTTTTTTAAAAATTAATCAAACAAATCATCTTCAGTTATTGATTTCGTTTTCTTTGAATAATCTATACTTTTCTTTTGGAAGAAGTCACCTTCTTTTGTTGATGAAATTTCAACATTGAACCATAATGTTTTTTCAAGATTATTTATATTAACGTCAAAAATTGGTTTCATTCCAATCTTATTTAATGAATTATTAAATCTATCCATAATAAAATGACGAATAGTTTCTTTCGATAAAAAATCTAATTCCCCATTTTCAAATATCCAATCAATAATTTTACATTCAGCTTTATATGCTTTTTTACATGCCGAATAAATTAATGAATTAAATTCCTCATCAAACCATTCTGGGTTTTCTTCTTTTATAATATTAATTATTTCAGCACCGAAATTTCCATGGATATCTTCTTCTTTTGAAGTTGCTTCAACAACATTTGAAATACCTTTGAAAATATTTTTTTCTTTGTTAAAACTCATCATGATTAGAAATTGAGAAAATAAAGAAACATGTTCAATAAATAACGAGAACAATAATATGGATTTAGTGTACATTTTATTATCATCACTTCTAGTACCATCCAAATATTTTGTTAAATATTTAATTCTATCTTTAATTGCTGGTATTTCAATGACCGTTTTAAATTCATCCTCTAATCCCAAGATTCTTAATAATCTAGCATATGCATCTTTATGACGAACTTCTGAATTACACGAAATTAATGAGTTATTATTAAATTTCGTAATTATTCTTCCACTATCAACACTAATACAATATATATTACCGTCATAATTAAGTTCTTCTTTTTTAAATCCAATATTAGATGTTTCTTGGTTTTTAATGAATTGGATAGTATATAAAAATTTATATTTATTCACAATACATTTATATCCTGCACCAACACCAACCATTTGTACTTTATCAAAACATGATTTAACAGGTGTTGCATATGTTGAATCAACATTATCTGCTCTATTATACCATATTAATAATTCATTTACAAATTCATTACACCATTCCCATGTTTTATCATTTAAATTAACCCAATCAAACGTTTCAAAACCATACGTTTGGTCCATATCGATTTTAAATGTTATTACTTCATCATTTTTTGAATCTATAATTTCATTATATTTAAAATTTAAATTTGATAAGATTTCTCGTAATCTATCTTTTTTATAATCATTTTTAATTTTTATTTCATAGACATTTGAATTATTTTTTAAATTGGCGTTATAATATAAATGTAACACAATTCTTAGTTTTTCTTCCCATGATAATTTATTAATTGTTCCACCAATTAATTTAGCAGCTTCAGGTAATAAGTTATCATCATTAATTTCCAATTCTTCTGCCGTTTTAATAATTGGTTCATTTTTTCTATTAAAAACAATAAATCTATGATTTGGTGTTACGATTGCTTCTAAATTTTCTTTTGTAAATTTAATAACTTTACCTTTATATGGTTCATTAGTTACTTTATTTACTTTGGTTATACTTAATGTCTTATCGTCATTATATTGTATAACATTATCACCAACATTAATATTTTTAAAGTTTACCCAACCATTTGGTGTTAATACCTCAGTACCTTCTACATGACATTCGGCAAATGTCATTCCAACGTCACCAATTTCTGTTATTGGCATACGTTTATACATGTCGGCCCAAAATGTTTTAACATTTACTTCGATTTGTGCAATAGCTAACATAGTTCGTTTTATTGCTTCTCTCTCAGTATCATTAATATTCACCATAAAATCATTAATATCCGTTGTGAAGTTATATTCAGTATCTATCCAATATGAATGCCTAATTGCATCTTTATACTGTAATAATGACGGATAATCATAAGGTAAAATATTAACTCTTTTATTAAAAATACTTCTTTTTTTCATAATTGTTTTAATTTTGTTGTTGTCGTCTTAAAAATGCTTCCCTTGCTCTTGCGGCCCTATCTTCGGTTTTTTGTTCCTCATGGCCTAATAATGTATTTTGTGATTCTGTATCAATTATTAACATTTTATTATCAAATTTACAATTTTGAAAGATAATACCATCTTTACCTATTCTAGATTTTAATAATGTTATTGTTCCCAAATCATGCTCTTTCTGTTCTAATGTTTTACCAATAGAAATAATTACATGAGCAATTTGTGCTTTTTTAATACTACCACCCATTTGATCACTTGTTACTACTTCAGATGAAATTGAATCTCGACTACCCTGTGTTGCTGTCCAAATAGCAATATTAAATTCATTTGTCATTGATTCTAAACTTCGCATTATACTTGCTTCACCTTTCCATTCTTCACCACCGGTACTTTTCACCGAAGTTATACAATCAACGTAATCTATAATTAATAAATCCAATTTAAAACCATCAGAATTCATTTTTCTAATTTTACTTTTTATATCAGCAACAGTAATACCATCACTTGGTAGTTTTAATAAATGTAATTTACCTCTCGATCTTGTTTGTGCATCTAAAACTTTCTCTTTTACTTCAACAGCATAATCTGGTTGTTCATCTGGTTCAACACCAGTCCAAATGGTATAATGTTTACGTTTGATGTTCCCCGGATTATCTTCAAAAAATATTTGTAAAACATTAAAATCATGATTATATGCCGTATTTCCTATTTTTGTTAATATCGTTGTATTATGTGTTAGCACATAATCATTAGTAACAAATAATTCATCACTATTTGATACTTTAATACAAACAGCCTCCTCATCATGAGAATAAGTAATTGATTTAACAAATTTTTGATAATTATATTTATTATGTTTTTCGTAACGTAATAAATGATGTTTTAATTTAAACGGTACAATATTATTTGAAAACGATATTGTTAAAATATAAGACAATTGACCTATTTTAAATATATCTTTATATTTAATTTTTGGTGTTTTTGTTTTAACACTAACAGTACCACCTAGTGATAGCACTAATTCTCTAACATTATTTGATAATTTATAAGAAACTGTTGTATATTTAATTGTGCCATTTTTTGATATATAACCATCAGTATCCATTAAACCTTGTAATAAATTAATCCTAATATTTTTAGTATTATATAGATACTCATTTGGAATGAATTTATTATTTGATTTATTGTCTCTAAAATATTCATCATCCTTAGTGGTTACATTTATTGATGAATCATCACCCAATAAACAACCTAATAAATATGGATCAATACTTACTTTTTGTTCATTAAAATCAATTGGTTCAATATTAGGTAATCTATAATTATATCTACCCCTCTTTTTAATACTATTCATCATATCAGATGTCTTCATCGTAATGAAACCATTGTTTGATGAGTAAGTATTGATTTTTTTATTATTGGTTCTCATGTTAAGTGTATTTACACTCCAAAGATGTTCTTCGTCACAATTTACACTTGTACCGTCGGTAAATTCCATTTTATATATTGGTCTTATACCTTGTGGATATACACCAATAATTTGTTGAGGTTTACCATCTGAACCCATAACAAAATCACCAACTTTTACATCACCCATAATTCCCCAACCATTAGGTGTTAGAATTTTTTCAGTAATAGGTAATGCTTTTCCAACACCAGTTGGGGCCAATATAACACCTAATTCACCACGCCCAAGACCGCCTTTTAATAATTGGTCAATACCAACTATTCCAGTTGGTATTGGTAATCGGTAATCATTTTCTAGTACACTATCAATATCATCAAAAACATCAGTTGTATCATCATTTGAACCTACTTGTAATGCATTTTGAATAATTTGTTCAATATGATGATATTCTTCAAAATTACCATTTTCTATGATATTATTTACAAGTTTTAGTTCCTTTTTTAAATTTTGTTGTTTACAAAAATTAAGGGCCCTATCCATAACAAATGATGTGTCTTTTTCATCATTTTTTATTTGTTCTAAAGTATCTACATGGATTCTTGATGTGTCTTTATTTCCACTTTCAGATATTATTTTTTGTATTATGGTATCGTAATTAGGTATTTTGTCATATGCTTTATGTAATTCTTTAATATTTTCGATAATATATCTAAACGAATTATTATCAAAAAATTTAGTTTCTATTACATCAATAATTGTTTCACCATATTTTTTATTTTCAATTATGGCTTTAATTAAAGATTGTTGAAATGAGAAGCCTAAATAACCAAAATTTTTCTCTTCCATTAATTTGCTAATTGATAGTTCAAATATGTTGTTTTCAATTTTTTAGATGACATAACATCGGTTAGTTCAGTTAAGAACATTTTTAATTTTGGTCTAATATCAACAGTTCTAACCTTTGGATGATAATATTGTGATGGTATTAACCGTTCAATAAATATTTCATTACCGTATTTTATTTGTAATGAAAAATGTTCATCTGATCTATCTGTTGTATCTTCAACATATTCAGGTGACATATAATATTTACTATTTTCACATAAATAATCTGTTGTTTTAATTTTTAAATCGTTTGATATTTCCTCGGATATATATTTAACAGTTTCGTAGAGTTCTAAAGAATTTCTTGATTTTGGGTTAAAATTATACACACTAAAAAATCGTTGGCAAATGATATTTTTACCAAATGTTAGTAAAAATTCATATTTATCTGTATTTTGATCATTATTGTTCATGGTTTCGTATTTTTATCATTTTGTTAAAGTTGTAATTGTTATTTTTCTCTTTTCTTGTTAATCGAAGAAAAGGATTTAAAAAAGTAATCCATGCATTATCTGATTTTGGTAAGACGTTAAATAATCCATCATTTATCATCATTTTCAAAGTGTTTTTATATGAACGACCTTCGGGGTCCAAATTATCAGTAATTAATAGATGAATTATATTTTTAGCCTCGTCAGTTAAAAATGGGTCTGTTAGATTTACTATTTTATCATTTATTTCTAAAAATTCATCACCAAAAACGCCATATTTAGTTACACCTGTTAAGATATTTGCTAATGTTTTATTTTTTTTATCTTCATCAAATAAATTGTTGCTTTTTTCAATAATTTCATTAATTGTGAGTTCTTTTTCCTTTATTTCAGGAAAAAAACCTAAAAATCTTTTAATACCCAAATTTCTAATACCTGTAATATTATCAGAATAATCGCCACAAAAAATTTTTATTATTTTTACATTTTCAATTAATACTTCTTGATGTTGATATTGAATTATATCGTTTCTTTTATAAAGTTTTTGATGTGATGGATTGTATATCTGTGTATTATCAGATATTAATTGAGTTAAGTCCCCATCAGATGAATAAATAATTTTATTTTCTTTTGAATTTTGTGTATAATAAGCAATACAATCATCACTTTCACATAATTCAAATTCACCTTGTCTAACATATAATTCTTCAAGATATTGTTTAATTCTATCTCTTTGGTAATTATATGAACTAATTTCCTCCTCTGTTTTAAGTTTATCTTTTCGATTACTTTTATATTCGGGGTAAATTTTTTTTCTATGGTAAGCACCATTTTCGCCGTCCCAAAAAACAACTATTTTATTTAAATGATAAGTTTCAAATGATTTTCTAAGGGTGTTTAAGAAATGAAATATTCCTCCAATATGATTACCTTTGTAAAAATAATTTTTACACCCATAGAAACCAATTGTTAATAAATTATCACCATCAACGAGTAATACAGACATTTATTTTTAAAATTAAATTGATTTAATCCTCTTCTTCCTTGATTTCTTCGAATTTAATGTCTTTTAAATCCATTACTTTTTCGCCAAATAATTTACTTATATATTCTAAATTACTTCTTACATATAGCTCTTTAGATACTTTTTCTTCAGCAGGTTCTTTTGCTTTTAAGAAACCATGAGGCGTAACCATAATCTTACCATCAGCAAATGCAATACCATTAACATGATTTTTCATTACTGATATTTTACTTCTAGTAGCAACACTAATTGTTCTTTTATTTTTCGTGATAGGTATTTTTGTTGTTCCAGCATTTTTTTGATTACCAAATAGAAATACCAATGTTGAATTTAAATAAATTGCTTCACCACCTTTTGCTTTAATTTTTGGTTGACCATAAATATTATCAGGTAACTCAACCCATGGTTGATTAACGATTATTAATGTGTTTGTATATGGTTTATCTGAACGACGTGATCCCGAAATACGTTGATTAATACCCATACCAATTTTATCTGCCAATACTGATGCATTATGTTGTTTACCGCCTTTACCTTCATATGTCATTTTACATGGCACCGAACCCACAGAATCCCACAAAAATAAAAGATCATATGGTATTTTTCCCTTTTCCTGATCATCCATCATTTTATTCATGAAATCAGTTATTTGTTCTATATATTCAAAATCATTTCTAAATATATAAGGGCCACTATATGTAACTTCACCTGTATCTTCATCAACTACTGTTTCAACAGGTATATTCATTATTTTTGCATGTTCAAAATCAAACTTTTGCTCAGTTATAATAAACACAGGTAACATTCCTTTTTTAATTCCATCGGCGGCAGAACCTAAAAGACACGTAGTGTTATGTGTTACAATATAATCATCAGTAATATATAATGAATCATTATTACTAACCTTTATACATTGTGTTATTTCTTCTCCAATATATTCAATTTTTTCAATATATTTTGAAATATCTAAATTAAAATCAATTAATTTTTCTAATTTATGATAATATGTTGGCGATGATAAAATTTCTTTAGGTAATTGTAAAGAAATTGTATAATAATTTATTTTTTTATTATAATTTACTTCAACAATACCGCCTAAACTTCTAATAATCTCTGTTATATTAGTTGTTAATTGTTTTGATTTAATATTTAATCTATTTTCATCAAAACTATCACTTTCAATTAATCCAATTAATAATAATAATCTATTTTCAATGCTTGTATAAATATACTCACTAGGTATAAACTTATTATCGTTATTAATATCTTTATACCCTATATCATTAATTTTATTTATTATTTCATTACTAAATGAATTAACACCACCCAAATATTGTCCTAATAATAAAGGATCTACCGGTAACACATCATTATTCTCAAAATGAATAGGTTTAACAACAGGTATTTGATAATTATTACCTTTTTTTATCTTAACATTATCCAACATTTCTTTTGTTGTTAATGTCTTATACTCGCCATTAAATAACTGTCTATCTTTATATTCATTAACAAACCATAAATGTTCTTCATCGCAAAAAGTTTCCCCACCATCACTAGTTGTTACTTTATAAACAGGCCTCATTCCTTGTGGATAAACCCCCACAACTGTTTGTGTTTTACCATTTGAACCCATAATAACATCATCTAGTTTAATATCACCCATTAATTTCCATCCATTGGGTGTTAAAATTTTTGATGTTAATGGTTGTGCTTTACCTGTGTCCGAATGGCCCAATAACATATTAATATGTCCAATAGCCGGTCCTGGTATTCCTGTTGCATCTAAAAATGCATCACCTAAATCTAAAAATCTATCAGGTTTGTAACTTGTTTTACTCGAATATTCAGAAATTATTGATGCGAAATCTTGTTTTTTTATTGCCATTTTAAAAATTTTGTTTATAATACGTGGCGGTTAACCACGTATTATTTGTTTAAATGTTAAATCATCTTAGAACGGTAAATCATCATCCACATTTTCATTTTCTTGTGGATCTTCCACCATTGTTGAAACTGTTTGAGATGCATCACTTGTTGTTGTACTTGAAAGTTCTTCTTCAGATGTTGAATTTGAAACCCATTTACCATCTTCCCAACGTGGAACTTCGCCTTTAGCTACCATTTCCAAATAATCTTCACTTTTTTTACCGTAAACATCAGACCATGTTAATGTATCCTCAATCCAACTATCCGCAAGTGCTTTATCGGTATGTAATGGGCCGATGTCATCAGGAATAATTGAATTAATCGTAGTGTATTCTTTACCATTACCTGCTTTAGCTAGGCTAAGTGAAAGAATTAAATCACGACCTTGTTCCGGATCAGTAATGTTCTTTTTGTTACGGAAAATCGGAAAAATTTTATCAAAAATCCCATCACCTTTTGCATTATGCTTAAATCTCCAAAATTTTGGACCATCAGCTTCATTATCTCTGTCGATAACTTTTACAATGTAAAATCTTCGTGAACGATATTGACGAGCAAGTTCTTTATCCGCCTCAACACCTGTCATCATCAACCCTTCATAAACTTCATTTAATGGTGATCTTTTACCTTCTTGTTTTGGGTCATATAATTTAACCCATTTACCATCAACTTGAATTTCATGAAAGAAGACCTCAACAAATGGTGATTTACCATCTTCTGCCGGTAAAATACGTATGCGTTTTTCTTCACCCATTGAACCTTTCGGTAAAACAGTTGTGAAATACTTCTTCATACGATCTTCCATTGATACTTTATTAGTGTTACCGCCTGCGGTTTGTTTGTTTTTTTCGTACTGAGCCAGTACTGCTTCAAATGTTGTCATTTAGTTAATTTGTATAGTTAATTTGTAATAGTTAGATGTGGCTACGTTCTTTCCTAACCACAATCAAAATATAAATAAAAAAAACCGAATTAAGAAATTCGGTTTGATTATTTTAACTTTATTTTATCTTGTTTAATAACTATATTCGTTCTCTTCTTCTTGGTCAGGATTAAATGTGTCTCGTAGTGTGTTTGCTGTATAATCGTTTACATCGTCTTTGGTTAAAACATATTCATTTTTACCACTTGCTCTCATTTCTTCTTGTTTTTTTGTAAAAAATTCGTTAGGTTTTTGATTAAAAGGGTATGAATCTAATGATCTCATTTCTAATTTTTCTTCAGGTGTTTCGGGTTTCATTTTCTCAACTTGTGAGCCTAATTGTTCTATTTTGGCAATAACCATATCCATTTTTTCAAGTTGTTGTGATAAACTATCTAATTTACTAAATACATTGTCCATTTTTGCAATTGCATTATTATTGTCATGTTTACTATCATCTACATCTTTTTTTATACTTCTAGTCATATTAACCAAATCGGTTATATCAATTTCTTCTGTATCTTCAGTATCCGTCATTGTTGGGTCTAATGGTGCATCTGTTGGCATTGCACCATCTGTTGGTGGTATTGTAGTATCTGTACCGCCCATTTCGGTACCCAATGATGTGTCAGCCGGTGGTGCTTCTGCATTGTTAGCTGGTGCAGGTGTTGGCTCTTCTGGTGTTGGAATTTCTTGTTCCAAAATCATTTTTTTACCATATCTTTCAATAGATTTAAAACGATTAACTTCTTCTTGTATTGTTTTCTTATTCATATCTTAATCTTGTAATAATTGTCGGCCATCATCGGTTACGAATTTTTTATTTATTCTTTCAACAAGTCCATCTTTTGATTTAATAGTATAACATTCACCTGTCATTAAATCACATATTTCATTTTCTGTTGAATTACTATTTCTAACAATTTTAGGATTTAAGAATTGGTCCATTGTTTTATTTAATTTTGAACTATCCATAATGTTTTTTATTAATAAATATCTATTATTTTATTATAATTTTTATTTTATTTGAAAATATATTAATTTACCTTCATCAATATTTAATTTTTTAGCTAATGAACGTGATATACTTAGACCAACGCCATTAATATTTGGCCCAATAGCTACTGGTCCTTTTATATTATCAGGCGTTACTGTCACTATATTGTTATTATTTGTTAAAAATGGTGTTATAGTTATTTTTTTAGTTAAGTTTTTAGGATTATAAAAAGTTATTGTTGAACTCAGTATTTTATCACCCATTGTTTTAAATTCATTACTTGGTGATATCGTAGTATCAAATCTTAATGAATAGAAATCATTTTTATTATTTTTAGATTTAATATCATTCCATGTTAATACGTTTGGTGTTTCATTTCTTCCATTATCAATTTCAATTAATTTTGATTTATTAAAAATATCCATAATATCTGTATCATTCATTTTTGTCAAATTATCCATAATAGTAACTGTTGCTCTATAATATTCAACGCCATTATATTCAACCAATTGAATGTATTTTTCACCCCTAAATCCATTGTAACAGATACCATATTCATTTATACCTGCTTTACTTAATATTGTTTCACCTATTATTGCATTTTTTGGGTCACCTTTATCAATTGTGTATGTTCCATTACTTGTTAATATATCAATTTCATTCGTTGATACTAAACTTAAATTGATTTCATTTTGTCTTGCAATTGCTTTATTTGTTATTTTTTCAAATAAGACACGATAACTTGACATAAATGATTCTTTTGGGTCTGGTAACTGATTATTCGATACCCTAACACCTTTAAACGTTGTATTAATGGTATTAGTACTCATCGTATGTGTTACTTCAGTTATCCAATAAGAACCATTAAATAATGGTATATTATTTAAATAAAAATACATTGTTGGTTGTATCATAACGTTACCTAAACAACTTATTTCACAAGTATATGAAGATGCACGATAAATATCAAATAAACCAATATCAACTTGGTATGTTGCTGAACCTGTTTCTGAACGGCCCATATTTTCTTGTGCAATATACGATTCAGTTGTGTTTTTTATTGATGTTTGATCAATTTTGATTGATTTAAATATACTTTGATTTTGGTCGCCGATATTAACTTCAAACCCAACTACTTTATTTGATTTACTTAAATCATTTTCAGATATAACTTCAGGTAATGTTATAATCAATGAATTATTATTAATATCTCCGAATTTAAAGCTGTCATTATTAAATAAAAAACTTTCTTTATTTACATCTTTACCATTTAGAATTTTAGATGTTGGTCCTGTATATTGTAATACTATTTTTGGTGCCGAATCTTGGTAATCAACTTCTAAAAATGTACCGAATAGATTATTGGCTATATTTTTAGAAGACATTTTTTTACTTTTATTTGTGAAATTAGTACCATTAAAATTAATATATGATGGTAATGCTCTCATATCAAATCCTGTACCTTGAATTAATAAAGAGATGGCACCATAAAGATTTTGTTTTATGTTTTTTTCATTACCCAACTCTAAAATTCTATCCATGGTTAAATAAGCTAAATTACCAATATTTTTATTAGCTTTATCTAAAAATAAAAACTCCTCAATTAATGGTCGTTGACCTATTGAATTACCTGATGCCCATCTATCATTAAATAATTTAAAATAATTATATAATTCCAATTTGATTAAACCTTCATTAAAACCTGATTCATTGGATAATTTAACATCTTTCATTTTACTATTTAAATTACCAAACATAGGTGTTAATAATGTTAGGAACAAATCGTGCCTATTTTTAAGACCAATAATTTCATTAGTGTTAGATATTACATTATCCACTAAATATTTCTTAAATGACGTGCTATTTTGTGCCTCACCGTTCTTAATGTAACCAGCATAAATTTGAATAATTGGTCTAAACAATAAAATATTTTCCTCATTAATTCTTATATTATTAACCCGAAAGAAATCAACATATTTATTATATATTTCACCTTCATTATCATCACCAAGATATAATTTAATGAAATTTTTATTACTGTTTAATTCATCTGAGTTATATATATCAATAGATAAGGTACTTTCATTATTTATATTCACAAACCCACCTAAAATATAATTATCTATTTCTTTTGGGTTTCCTAAAGTTATTTTTAATAGGTTATATTCACTTATAATATCTTGTGTTATATTTTTTAAATTTTCTTTTTGTCTTTTCTTTAATGTTAAAATTAAATTACTAATTTCTGTTGGATCATCACTTTTCTTTGTTACTGTTGTTATTGCTTTTAGTAATGTTTGGAAATTTGTGTATTTAATATTTTTAAAATTATCAAACCCTGTTGCATCATTTATTTTTTCAGATGCAAATTCAATAAAATAATTTTCAAATTTATCTAAAATATTAGGTCCTAATGTTCCAATTAAATCAATAACTAATTTATAATCATTACCGATTTCAAAATCATGATTTATTGATGAAAAATATTCATTATAACTATTAATTGTAAGGCCACTATACGTTACTTCATTATTATTATTCGACCATATTATTCTAAAATTATTTTGTTCATTGGTATCAAAATCATTATTGTTTAGATATTTCATTTCATTATCACCATCTGAAGGTAAAAATGTAAAAAAATCATTATTTGATTTATATTTTGAATTATCAACAAATGAGGTCCATGTTTTACTATTTGTGTTATCCAAATATCTAAAACGATTATTAATATGTTTATCTATTGATAATGGATTAAAGTCAACTGAACCAAGTGTCGTATCATAAGTACCATATCCGTTAACAATTTGATGAAACAAAGATTCATAAATTGGATGAAAACCGATATCTTTTTTGTTGCTATAATTAACAGTAATACCACCATTTTGATAATCATTTGGCGTATATGTGTCGTTTATATTTTTATCAAAAAAATAACCACCAGATATTGGTGTTGAAATATTATTTGTTGTGAAACCACTTAATATATCATATCCATCATTTAAAAAAACTTTATAACGATGATAAATTGCCCCCCATTTTAAAATTAAATGATATGGTATATAATGTGATGAACCGATTTCTTTTAATAATGTTGATAACCTAATAAAATCTGTATTATTAAAACTGATTTTATCATGTAAATCTAAAAACGGTAATGAATTTAATAATAGATATGCCGAACCAACATATTTTCCGTATGATGATTTTTTATTAAATTCAGAGTTTAATTGTTTATGAAAATATGGCGTATTTAAAATTGAATCCGTGCCATTACCTATTTTTAATGTTTGTGAAAATAAGTCATCAACATATAATGATTTAACCCATGATTTTGAATTAATTTTACTAGAAACCAAACCTTCAGATGTTTTAATTTCAAAATTATTATTGAAACTATCTTTAAAGTTAAAATCAACATATGTTTTATAAATGTCGGAACTAAATGGATAAATATGATTTCTATATGGTTCAACTTTATAATTATTAATAAAACTCTTTAAATTATTAAACTTATTATCTTTTTCAGTATTTTTTTCACTACCAAAATATTCCTCAATTTTAAAAGGTTTATTAATTAAATCAATAATATATTCTGTTGTTGGTAATTCATCTTTCAAGTATGGGTATTTTTCATATGGTGAATATGAAAATAAGGCATCTTTGAACTTATCTAATGAATTTAATTTTTTTAGAATATCAACAATATAAATATCATCTTCAATTATTGTTTGGATATTGGTAAATTCATTATTCACCATTTCACGAATTGTTTCTACATTAAATGAATCATAAGATGTAAGATACTTTGTTCGTTCCCAAATTTCATATAATGTTGTCACCAACGAATGTGAGCTATATGGTTTTAATGTTGCTATTTGAAATAAACTTGAATTTTTTATTATATCATTATTGGTCTTATCTTTTGGTATAACATATTCAGTATTTTCTACCCCACCTTCTTTATCTGCTAACGTATCTAACCTTTTTGTTGCTATTGCGTGATAGTTTTCAACAAAATCAACCTCCGGCCATAATATTGGGTCATTTGCACCCAATGTTTCCCTTATATCAGGATCACCAGGATATGTCAAAACTCGTTGCTTAGTGGAAGTTTCTTTTTTAATCTCAGGCCATGGGAATATAGCTTCACCAACAGAATCACTTGATAGTTTACCTATTTTTTTAGCACGTTCATTTGATGATTCAAACGATTTGGTATGTACTTCTTTTAATAACCTAATATAAACATCAGCATTAGCCATTAGTACACCAAATATATTTTGAATTGTTGGTTCAAAACCTAACCCCTTCTCTTTATCTTTTACTATTTTATTCATCTGTTCTTCAACAGAATCTTGTAATATTTTTTTCTGAGTGTTAAAAGATGATTTTATTTTACTAATATCTGAGATTAATTTATCAAAACATAAACCATAAATTCCATTATTATTTTCAATATATGAATCAATATTTGAAATTTCATTTTGAAACGTTAATTCTATTTTTTTAAAATCGGCGGATGTTTGATTTTTTAGTTTTTCGGTAAATATTTGTGTTTTTTTTAATCTATCAATATTATTTATAATGAGATTTTTTAAAGTGTTGTCATTTATATTATCACTTTTTACTTTTTTTAAATAATCATTATTTGTTTTTAATAAAATTCTATAATTTAAATTGTTTTTAACAAATTGTTCATTTGTTAAATTTTTAATTGCCCAATTATTAACCTGTTCATCGAACTCTTCAACATATTTTTGAAATTCTTTGATACCTGAAAAAATTCTCATATCAACCTTTTGGTCAAATATTTCTCGTTCAAGTATTTTATCGATAGATGCCGCAATTGTGATAACCTCTCTCAATGTTCTTACAGGAAAATCTTTAGGTAGGTATCCCTTTTCCTTATATTCATCATATATTGATTGTAACATCACAAAACCACGTGAAGTTTTATTTATTATTTTCTCATATTTACCTGTTTGTTGATTAAAATTCCCCTTCCCTTCTTTTTCCGATAGAAACATAAATGGTGCATTTAATATACCCATTAATGGTATATCATTTAAAAACGCATATGTTGAACCCACAAATGATGTGGTTATCTCAAAATTACCATTACTATCATTAAAACTAGATGAGAATTTTGTTAGATGTAATCTATATCTAATTGCTTTTCCATAATAACCTTTAATTGTTAAGTAAAATATTGGCCATGGTAAATGAAAAAAACATTTATATGGTGAGTTTTGTGGTGATTCAAATAATGTTTTTGCTCTAATATCAATAAAATTTATTGTTATTTGTGGGATAAAACTACCACCTTTAATATTAATATTAATACTACTAATACCAAATGATTGTGCTGTTAAATCAGATTTAACATCAAAAAAACCAACTGGTATTTTATTACCATAACCATCAGTAACATATTCAACATCAATACTATCATTATATGCGTTTGTCCATGTGGTATCAAAATCACCAGTTGTTGATTTCATCAAATTAAATGTGCCTTTTGATATTGATGTTAATGACTTTTTATTATCTTTATCAATTAAAACAGTTCTTGGGATTAAATCAGCTTCTAAATTAACAAACATAACCATTTCTTCATGCTTTATGTTTCTTCCTTGTACTTTACCGTCAACAATAACACTATTTGGATCAATATAAATTAAATTATTATGATCTGTTTTTATTAAAATATTCTCACTATCATTATTTGTTACTGCCATAATATAATTTATATAAATCTATTCCTTGTTTATAATCTTGTAATGTTACTTTTAATGGGAAAGGAATTCTAATATATGAGTTATCGGGTATTTCAAATTCAACACTACATATATTTTGATTGGCTTGTAAAATTAACCAACCAAATAATGGTGTTCCATAATATTCATTTGATATTTTATCTAATCTATCTTTTCCTTTTTTATATTGAAAATATTTATCCGAACCCTTAATTGGTATTTCAATACCCGGTACCATCATAAAATCGCCATCTAATTCAAATTCTGTATATCTATCGTAATATTCTCTTCTCATTTTCTAAAATATTTTAAATTATTACCTAAATACGGTTGTGTTGACCATAATAATAATATGTCATTTTTTTGATTTACATCCGTAATTTCATTATTAGTTAAAACACCATATTTAATTTGTTCATCGTTTTTAGTTGTTAATTTCTTTAATGGTTTAATTTTTAATTCTGCTGGTTGTTTAATTAATTTATTTAAAATATCGTTAATATTTTTAACTATTTTCGCATTCGATACACTCAACCCATTTACGATAATATTATTTATTTTTGTTTTAAGATTTTGATTACCTAATAATATAGATAAAAATTCCAATATAATGGAGTCATTAAATGTTGGATTATTGAAATTAATTGATGTATTATCTAAATTTAATTCAATATTTAATTGTTTTT